CTCCATTGAATACAGAGCCTTTTTCTGAAAGGGGATTGCCTAACAGTTCTCCCACAACTTCAATATTATCTCTAATTACTTCGTTAAAATCTATTGTTTCCATAATCTATATATTTAAAATTTTTAATTAATTATCGTGCCATCTGACACCTGTCAATATGCCATTCACAAAGAGCAAATCTCCTAATCTAAATCTACCAGCTGAAGGGTCCCATACATACTGAAATCCAACTCCTGTAGTCAAGCCATAATCACCATAAGCTTCATCTATTTCACTACCATGAGTGTTAATTTTGCCACGAAACTCAATCGCCGTATCATAATCACGTTCTTCTGTTACTATACTTAACGCAGTATGTGATATACCTCCCTTTGATTGTACAATTAAAGTCCCAATTCCATCAGAATGTACGTCATATTGATCTAATGTTGTCGTAAATATACCAGCAACTTTAGATACAATTCCTGTAGAGCCGGGTAAGGTATCACCAATACCTGCCGTCTTTTTATTATTGTTAAATGATATACCATTTCTCATAAGTAATAAACTATCACCATCATTGGTAGAGCCTATTGCTGATTGAGTAACTGTAAATCCTCCAATAATTCCAGAAGTTGCGGTTATTTTCCCTTCAATATCCACATTCTTTGCTTTAATACCATCCGCATCAATCAGACTTGCCTTAATTTTTTCAGCTAAAAGCAACTTTGTAGCGACAAAAGTCCATTCCTGTGCACTTTCCCAAAAGCCGAGATATCCGTTTATGGATGTTACCGGGTCATTTGTTCCAGACTCTGATGTATGTGTTTTCGTACATAGATATAATTTATCATTATACACAACAACGTCATAAAACTCTTCGCCATCTGCTCCGGACAAATATTCCGTATCTGATGACCATGTACGCATTCTCATCTTTGCTCCTTGTTTACCCCAACTGTTTTTAAGAGTCGGTGTAGACCATGCACCATAACTTGCAGTGTATATCTTAACGCTGTAAGCAGAAGTTGTATTAACACAAACCACAACCTCACAATCTTCATCTGCCAAGTAAGTACAAACTTGTGGAACAGTATTGTTCAAGGTCTTAACAGGTGTAAAAGCTGCACTTCCATTAGATAATGAAATAACCGATACAGAACTTCCCGCTGTATTTACTTCTATAACCTGATCTTTAGAAAGTTTGATAAAATCGCTATACTTATAATTCGCATCCGAAACTTTATTTCCTGTATTGCTGATTCTATAACCTGTATACACCAAAACAGCATTAGAAATATCATTCGACGAATACATTTCTGTTCTTGTCCTTTGACTTTCCCACAAATAAGGGAATGATGCTGATACATCAAGCATTGTAGCACTCCATCCTTCAGGTATTTTACCTGAATCAGAAACGGGAGTCTCAGGCTTTACATTTTGTGCTGTTCTTTTATAAATTGACTCATTGACTACGGCGTCTTGCACCCCTATCAAAGAGAAAGCACCTGTCGCTATCATATAACCTCCTTTATTCAATTATTGCACTAACACTTCCACTAATACCCATTCCTGCACGCTTAATGTCCGCATAGCTTATACTCACTGTAGCAGCATTAAATGTTTCGGATTCTTTGTCAGAAAGAATAAATGCATTTCCGGCATTATTCCTTATGTTCCAGTCCCAGTTTGACACGCCTCCGTCCGTGCCGTCTGAACGTTTTCTTGCTATAGGTTTCACGACAGCCGTCTCACCGGAACGAATTGCATTACCCGTAATCCCCGTAATGTTGAAATCTACATAGTAGGGATCGGAATAGTCAGTTATTTGTGTAAAGCCGGAAGCTATCACACTGCCTCCTGACTTAATGTCACAACGAAGTTTCAATATGTTATCAATATCACCCGCAGTGACATTCTGTGTACGTGAAGTACCCCAGTTCGAGTCACCGGTACCGAGAAGTTTTACCCATTGGTAAGTATAACCGAAATAATCCGTAACTTCCACGCCGTCCTTGTAGAGTGTAGCAGTACATGTCAGTGACTCACCGGCCTCTGTCAGGGCACCGCCCTTGTCATCCGAGATAATCACATCGTAGGCATTGCCCGTCATTTCCTGTATAACCACATCCTTCGACAGCTCATTGAATGAAATGTTCTGTCCGCCTACCTCTATCGTACCAGATACACTGATACGGTCGTTGTCGTATCCAGATATAGGGACAAGGTTCTTCATTACTCGCAATGCAGTCAACTGGTAGGACTGGGAGCCGATTGTCGCCGAAAAATTGTCTATTTTTTTGAAATATCCAGTCATTCCGCTGTTCGTAGAAAGTCCGTCAGAGCCGAAAGTGAGTGTTACCCCGTTGTACTTATACGTTATTTCCTGAGGAATCATAATTTCTCCGGTCGCCACATCACGAAGAATTGTTACCAAAGTCGGCTTTATGTTGTCGGCCAGTCCTTCAAAATCAGGGATAAACTGACTGGTCCCCTTGTTGTACCGTTGTACAAGAGGGGTTCCTTCTACGCGGATGAATCCGTTTATAGTTGTACCATCCATCAGTCCAATTAGTGTAAATCCACCTTCCAGATTCATGATTCACCTCCTTCCTCCATGTCAGATACAACTACATCATTATCTCCATCCGTTTCTTGTGTACCGGATTCTGTATCGACAGTTTCATACTGTCCGCTGGCCTTCTGATCCTCAATCATCTTCTTCAGTTCCTCAGCAGAAGATACTATCTGTACATCTCCTACGCTACCTATTACCCGCAACATGGAGAAATCGGCAATTGCCCTACCGTCCGGCATACGTTCGAAATACTTGATTCCTTTTGATTCAAGCACTTCAGGTTTAACAAGTAGATATCCCATATTATTCAAATTTTGTGGCTATGACAGCCTTGTTGTTATTAATCATTACTTTACCCCCGCTGGTTACCAACGCCGTGACCGCATACATCTTTACCTCTGCATACACGGCCATGGAATATGCCTTATCGAATCCCAAGGATGAAGGCGTAAAGCTGATGGTATTACCTTTACCGATTGTCTTGTCAGACACGCCCGCTTTTCCGGATTTTGCTTTCCAGACAATAGAAAACAGCTTGTCATTGTAGGTTATTACCTGCTTGTTGTCAGTCAGGACACATTCAAACCTAACGTTCGTGCTCATCGAGGCGTTTATCTTTGCTCCTGAAAGCTGCCGTATGCTTGCTCTCAACGTCTTCGGCATTTCAACCTTGACAGTGGATGTTACCTGCAGGTTCTCCAACTCCGGAGCAGAAGGGCGTGTACCTGTATAATATGCCGCTCGGCAACGGAATGCTGCCGTACGCACAAAACGAGCGTCGAAGGTGAGCGCTTTCGTCCAGTTCCCGTTGCTATCCTTGCCGGATATGAAGATGTCCAGTTCGTCCTGTGTAATCTGCCTCCATGTAGAATTGTCAGTATTTATTTCCCACCAGTAAGCCGCATTAGCATCAGGAACTTCTTCCTTTCCTGAAAAAAGCTGTGCTGTGATAGTGTGCATCCATTTTCCGGATGAGTCTGCTTTCTCCCTTGTCGGGTCGATAAACCATCCCTGGGGCTGGTCCATCAACCGCATGTTAAGAACCTTTGTATCATACAGAGCCGTATATAGAGATACGCTGCGTTCCACTTTAACTTCCGTATTCCTACGGGTATCCGTAATCGTGAAGATGGCAAAGATATCCATCGGAGTATTTGGCTCTACATTTTTCTTCACCTTCAAAGAATAGGTCGGAAGTCCGGTATCGGATATGACATAATTGTCGTTGTTCGATATACGGTTGCTACCGTCCGCTTTCGGAGACCCTTCGTACCATTCCACACCCGTAATCGTCCTGTTACCGTTCATCACCCCCTCAGGGTCGGACACCTGCACGTAAGGCATCAGCACGCAGGGTACAAGCGAACGGTCCGGCTCATATTCTTTAGTGTCCTGGTTATAGGTCTGTGCGGTATTCCCGCTCAGCACCTCAATATCTGCTATGAACGAAATCGGGTCTACATGTACCGATATGTCCTTTACATTCGTATTTATTGCCATGATCTATATCTTGATGTTAATTTTGTTTTCTACTTTTTCAAAGTCTTCTCCAACCGGAATGAACACCCGACAAATGAAACTGATTTTGCGGTATTCATAACCCCATCCGCTACCCATATCATCACGGGTTAGCCGGATTACATGTTTTTGCCCGTCTACGTAAGTAGGCTTCCACGTATTATCGGAAGGCACATTCCCCGTATCACGTAGCCATTCGACTTCTACGCCTTCTGTCGCCATCAGGATTTCGGTTATATCCCGGTTTCCATAGCTGACGATAATAGATAAATCGGTATTGACCTGGGACAGGAAAAACTTATCTCCATTTGTAGATTTAAAAGATATTTTATATTCTTTGTTACCTTCAAGCAATACCCACGAAGGAGAGTTCCATATCGGCTCGTCCTGCGTCTTGTCTACGATACAACCCCACTTGCAACCGTAGTGATATACGGTGTGCTGCTCCAGCTCCGTATAGGTGTGCTGTCCGTCTGGGTATATCTTCTCGTTCTGGATGAAACGATACGGCTGTTCCGACTGCGCCACGGATAGTGACCATTCGCCACGGTCCACCTTATTAGAAATGACATCACCGTTGTAATCGTACTGATACAACCGTTCGCAGACGATGGTCTTAGCCATGACACCCACATCATCTGTGGTAACTGGAAGATTTTCCAGAGCTTTAATATTGGGAAATTTACCTATGCTAATTGCGTAGTTGTAATCTTCGAGTATTGGCTTGTAGACATTAGCCAGAAACATGATTCGTCCCTCTCGGCTGGAAAGGAGCCAACTCTGCGCCCGCTCGTTTATCCCCCCTTCTTCCGGCAATACAGAGTTACCACGTCGGGTGACGTTATATCCGGCTACCGGAGGATAGTTCTTTCCGCCTGGCACCTCGCTGTCGGGATAGAGCACCACGGTGAGCGTATTGTCGTTGACGTTTTTTGTCAGGCAGCGGAACCAGCTTGTGTAATAATCCGTGCCTCCAGTCAGCAGGTTGTTGACGATTGAGTACATTACGTCATTCTCCGAGAAATTCGTCACATCAAACTCTGTGCGCTTCTCCATCCACAGCTTATACGTGCCTTCTCCCAAGTCCTCCACCTTCTCAATACAGCCAGCATCGCTGAAGGAGAAGTCACCTGCCATTGCCTGAATCTCATTGATGAGCAACTGCATGACTACCAGAGCGCTGCGCACCTCCAGTCTCTCGAACTGCCCGCGGCCGTCAGGATATATACCAGCACCCTTGCCGGTCACCAAAGAGTCGATAAAATTTCCGAACTTCAATAAGAAGTTAGTGCCGTCCGACTGGTCTTTCCTCAAGAACAACTTTTTCAGTTCTTCTGTATTTTTAGAGATCTCATACAGAGTACGAACTGCAGAAAATACATTATTGTCAGAAGGCAAGGTATCATCATTTTTACCGATTATTTCAAGATAGATACCATACCCGCGAATAAATTTCCTGAGAGCATCAAGAGATACCTTCCTTCCTTTATTCAACTCAATCATATCTTCGGAATTGAGGACATCCGTATTAGCCAACTGGTCAATAGTTAGGCTGTCCTTCTTTAAGAATGATACGACAGAGTCAATTATTTCCTGTTTTTCTAAATCCGTCATAATATCAGCAATCTATTATCATATTGTCGCATATTGTTGTCCTGAACCCGTCTTATCTTCAGTATATTCTCTGATTCAGTATAATCCACAAATTGGACCTCCCTTAGAATCTGGTTAAAGACATAGCTTCTTGCATTCTCGATAACCTGATTAATTTCAGGGACATTAGATTCAGACCTGATATATCTTTTTCCATTGAAGTATACATAGGTGCAGCTAAGAATCCTATTCAAATGTTCTCCATACCATATAGGACATCCGATATTTCCTCCAAGGGTAAACGTTTTCATCGTATAATCTCGTGAATATATTTCCGAAAGGTCATTCTCTGAATTGGTGAATTGTTCGTTGTCAACACCAAAGCTCCAGTTGCTGTCCTTGAACCCACCATGCACGCGCCAGTCGAAGAACATCTGCTGCTCCGATACCCAGAATATTGCATCCTGACGATCCTTGTTGTCCTTGCTGGAATATTGTATAAGAGTAGTATTCTTCAGCACAGACTCATCTGATGTAACTCTGAAAGGCTCGGACTGAGAATTATTAACATTAACAATGTAATACCCGTCCTCCAGTCCTGTAATGACATAATAATACAGCTTATCACTTTCGTTCATTGACCACACATTCCACTCGATTTCCTGTTCTGAATTTTCGCATATAGATATAATTTTACCAGTAATAGTACGTGACTCTGACCGCGCTATCACCTCTACAAGAATCTGGTCAGTCGGCGCAAAAACCTGCATATATCGGCTCTGGCATCCTGACACATCTGAGGATGGGGAGAAAAACAACGGGGTAAAAGGGCTTACTATATACATATTCAATCTGTTTCTATCAATTCATATTCAAATGCATTCTCACGGGATGTACAATAATCAAGATTACCAAGACAGCCGGTGTACGTCTTTCCGTCCCATTCTATCTTAACAAGAGTTTCGTTCCACTTTTCAGGGATCAGATAGTTATCAGTCTGAAAGGAAAGGTTTCCAGGACCAAGCAAGGGAGAATCCAGCATTATATCATCAATAACTTTCTTGCCATCCAGCGAAATTCCAGAGCTTCCGGTAGTTGAGGCGAATTTTAATTCATCAGTAAATGAGGCAAGATACCTTTTATTTGCTTCAACCATGTAAACAGGAGCATATCCGGCATTGAATACCGTATCAGAATAAGAACCTTCAATGGCAATTTCTCTGTCAATAATATATACCGAATCCTCGAGATGACACATGACTGCGAATATCTGCTCGTCAGAATCTGAACTGCTGGTATCTTCCCCTCTCTTTCCGACAAGTTCCTCGAATCCATAGCAGTCAGCTCGATAAGGCGAAAGCATTGAGAGTTGCTTGTCGGACAGCAGTACACCAGTCGTGTAGTTGACGGTAAAATTAAATTCATCCTTGCCGTTATTTCCGAGATCATAGTCCTGCTTGCTATATCCTATCTGGATAGACGAATATATTCTGTCAGACGCAACTGAGTACTGAGGTTCGGATACGGACTTGATAGTCTTTACAGACCCTCTACCGAACACTTCATCGCGATGTTTGAAAACGACGAATGGAACCTTATTACTGCTTCCACTACTTTTTACCGTACATTCAACAAGAGATTCTCCAATGAGGATATATGTCTTCTGTCCGTACTGGTATATATACTCAGGTCTTGCAGCGTTATTCTTGTTGTATGAAGAATATCCGGCAAAAGCACTATAATACATACCTTCAGATAAATAATAGAATCGTCTGTCCTGACGGACATATACTATGTTGTCAGGTGACACGCTTCCATTATATACACCAGAATCCTTACTTACAAGATTGACTATTCCACCAAAGGGAAGTATTCCGCTATAATCACCGTCAGACACCTCACCATGGACATATTCGTTAAGAGTCGCAAACCAGCGTCTGATTCCATCATCGATTTCCTTCGCTTCAAGAGTTGCAATGTAGAGGATATTGTTTCCCTTGTTGCAATAGTATCTGTCAGTACGCACTTTATAGAATGCCATATCTTCTGTCTGATAATCTTCATTGCCGTCGAATGATGCCCTCCAGGCAGGTTCCTGCACCCCAGGGACAACTGTTGCCTTCAGGAATACACCATCTGTATTCGAGAAATAGGGTAATGACGTAGTTTCCTCGGCATCATCCATGTTCTTGTAGTCGACAAAACCGCCAAAATCAACGATATTGCTTTCAATGTCATTATATTCTGCACTAAACAGAACTCTGTCCTCGATTACATAGATATAGCCAAATACAGATTCCATCCAATCACAGAAGTCAGAAAATGATGATGTGATTTTGGCATTCGAAAAATTACGAATACTTTCCGCAGCAACGAGGACTGAATGTTTCAGTCTTGTATTTTCTTCTTCAACTCCGGATTCAATCACGGTATCCTTAATATCAGCATAAAGCCCTTGCTTTCCATTCATCGAATCAAGCAGTCTCTGGAGGAATGTAACAGGTTCTACAACACTGATATTAATAGGTTCTCCACGCTCATTCCAGCTAAGACTTACGTTAATGTAATCGAATCGTATCTCATAGCCTTGCAGATTATGTGATCCCTGAGGATCGAGAATTGCAATCTGTAATTTTTCTCCGGAATTCATCACACCGCTCCATTTCAAGGAATCCCACTTGTCAGTAGCATTATCTGATGCACTTGCCAACCGGATAAGGCTACCATCAGAAGATATCTTGTACAAGTAAGTATAATAATTTCTGAATCCGCTGAACGTGCGGGCTGAAATTTCTATATTGATGAGGCTATTATCGGACAAACATTCCAGGAACCATGAAGTAGTACAAGTGTTTTCAGGAGAATTGGCATCGGCCCATTGACCTTTGATATGAGATTCCTGCTGGTCTTGAATGAGGAAGTTCTTATACTCTCCTTCATTCTCTGAATTAACGTAAACTGGAGGGATAAGCCACCAGTCAAGCTCTTCAAGCATTATGGTCTGATAGGTACTGCCTTCATCTTGTTGGCCAGTAACACTAAGTGTTTCCTCATTACGTATACTGACACCATCGTACTTTAATGTCTTGGTAGAGGATATCTCTTCTACGGAGTAGTCATACTTAGTCGACTTGTTGGCCTTGATAACGGCAGCAGCAGAATTATCCAGACAACCAATTTCGGCTCTGTATGAGTCGTACTTGAAGCTCGAGAAGTCAAGAGGGCACTCGAATATTTTTGTAAATGTCCAGTCATTTTCTATTGAAAATACGGCGAATGAAGCCAATGAGGATAAAGAATTCTGTTCGTATAGACTGATAATTCTCTCCCTTGCATCACCGGTCAATTCAAGGGTACTTCCACACTTACGTACGACTCCCCCAAGATCGACACGACTATATGACATCTGAATGTCCTTTAGATTGGCAAGCATATCAGACACATCAATGCATCCGTCACTTCCGACGGTAACCGTTTCTGCTCCTAATTGTAGATAATATCTGCCTAACATACCTTCTCCTTTTGGGCAAATATATCTAAAAGGCTTAATTAACAGATTGAATTGAAAAATCTTGAAATCATGTCTATTACTTAATCATAACATAATCAGCAAATTGAAAGGAATTTTACAGAACATAAATTAATGCCCGGCAAAATTCCTCAATTATATTACAGAACTAATAAAAGATTTTCAATCTTGAAACATCTCATATCTCCCTTGTCAACATCATAATAGGCAAAAGTCTTATAAGATGGCTTGGTGATTCTTTTACTGCTGGTAGAGCTATAATTCATCATTGTTCCGGTTGCGACTCTAATAGAACCGTCAACTTTCCGATATATGAACTGTACCATTCCTTTACGCATCCTCATGTAAAGAAAATATACCTGCCATGCCATTTTCAGGGATTCACTCCATGTTTTTTTGCCTGATTTAAGAATCTGATGCGCATATTTCATAACTCTTGAACGAAAATTAGATCTTGTTTCCATATTGCTCTTGTATATTGGTTTGACTTATAGTTTTTTATTATACTATAAAGATAGCCCATAATATCAAGAAAAGCAAACTAAAGCTTCGCCATTTTATCTGATTTCCAACGCTTTACGCAAAAGCCTTCGAGCGAATGAGATACGACTTCTTACCGTTCCGACAGGTATGGAGTGTATTACACTAATTTCTTCATAACTATAACCCTCAGAATACATTCTAACACAATCTACCGCACATGATTTTTTTTTGCATAGTTCAATTATGCGCTTTATCTCATCCGTATATACATTCTGATAAGTATCATAATAAGATGATGCATGCTGAACGTTATCGACAGACACAAATCCAATCAAATGGTTATGGTTATATAAGGTAATATAAGTATTCAGTAATATCACGCTACACCATGACCTGAATGGTCTGGATTCGTCATAATTCTCGCACAAAAGAATCTTGCAGACAACCTCTCCTGCCAGGTCTTCCGCGTCCATAATATTATGACAATAACGACGAGCCTGTGAAAGTATCCATTCGTAATTCTCGGCAACTATATCATTCATTCCCATTTTTACCGACAATCTTCATGGTGAATAACTTTCCGGAACTATTTTCACTGATCTTTTTCTGCTTTTCTGCAATACTTCTCAGTGAGGTAATAAGAAAATCAGGATCAGTGGACATCCTTGATAGTGACTCGATAATAAGTTCACACTTGAGGTCAATTCCCTCCAATAGTCTGTACAAGTCTTTTTTTTCCATGCTGTAAATGATTAGTGATTTTACTCGATTACTAATCGGCATGAAAATAATTCGATGATGCCATAAAAAAAGCCTTACCATTATAGTAAGGCCTTGATACTATCGTCTTCTTATCAATTTTCGTCTAATTTCATTATCCGCCTGCCGGACCATATTAGCATAAATTCCGGCAGAGATAATGTTTATATCAATATTCATTTTGAAATATGTCATTATAAATGCAATCTCTGTATCATACGACTCACGTACATTCTTCGGTTGGGAATTTTGATTGTTCTTCAATCTGTCATCATGTTTTTTTTGCATATACCGACACTCGGCTATATACCTATCAATCATACTTCCAACCTTTTCGGAAGCAACATTCCCATATCCCATATCCTTCATGGATTGAATCACAAAATCGACATCTCCAAGTGACAATAATGCCTTGCACATTCTCAATGCAAGCAGACGTGATTTTATTTTGACCTCTTCTTCCCTATCCATTAGATAAGATTCTACACCAGAAGGATTAACTATTTTCCTATAGTCGTATATAAGGTCCGATGCCTTTTTCTTGAGATCTGACGATGGAAGCTCCTCACCTTGCAACAATACGGAATAATTACCGCACAACAGTTCGATAAAGTTCTTCAACGATATTTCACTTATATTCTCAATCATAGTCTGTTACTCTTATATATCTGATACTGCATATTGTTATAATCCCTGTGCTGCTGCTTCATTATTTTACCAATATCACTTCTAATGCCATGCATTTCTTTCTTTAATTCAGAATAGTCATTATTCACTATTACAGGAGCGTTACCGGAAGAGACCATAGGAGTTATATTTCCTCCAACATCATTCCAGTTGAACATATCAACATCCGGGTATACTTCAGCACCGCGAGGCAAATCTACTAAAGTAGGAGTATCTGGTGTAATCCACGGTTTTCCACCATAGACGACAACTTCTTGTTTACCTCCATCCCCGACAATTGCAAGCCCACCAATATGAGCACCGTTCTTGGTTCCCTCCTTATATGCAGGAATCGGAGTAGCAGCGATGGTAGCTACCTGAACTGCACCCATAGCAGCAACCACACCAGCCATGATAGCACCAAGGATAGGACCAAGTTGCCATGCCTCCATGATACCACGTGCCGTTGCGATACCGGTCTGTGCAATCTGTACTGCCTTATCCCACTTTGCCTGCTTCTGCTGCAATTCAACTTTTCTCTTTTCCAGTTCCTCATTCTTTTTTGAGGTCTTATCCTCGGCAGCCCTCTTTCTGGCTTCGGCTTCTTCCTCAGATATTGCACCACTCTCAGCAAGAGCTTCAATTCTTTCGATATCCGCATTGTATGCATCCTCATTAGCATCCTGCTCTTTCTCGATCTTGTCAATATCACCTTCATAGAGAGTCGACATGAGATTACCTATATTACTGATTGCATCACCTGCGACATCCATCCAGCGCTGGGCATTCTTCATTCTTTTCTTGTATGAATTTTCTTCTTCATCCTGGACACGCTTTATCGCAGCAATCTCAGCATCCGCTTCAGCACTCGCCAAATCAGCTTTAGCTTTCTGGAGTTGTTCGGCAAACTTTTCACGGTCCTCCAGACTGAGGTTTTCAACAGAAAGCTGTTTTTCAATTGAATCAACAGCAGCCTTAGCAGTATCCAAAGAATACCGTTCAGTTATATCAGCCTTCTTTTTCTCGTATTCTTCATCCGAAATGAGCTTCTTGGCATGCATCTTTTCCAGCTCCTTCAGGTCAGAATTATATTGTGCATTTCTAATAACCTGCTCGGCAGCAGCAGACTTGGAAATCTCATCAGCAGAATCAGACGCATATTCCTCATATATCTTACGTCTTTCAGCCAGGTACTTCTGCTCGATGAGGCTCACATCAGCACCGTTACTTTCCGCCGCCTTAATTTCTTCCTGTTTCTGTTTGTCAAGGATTTCAAGGCGGATGGACATTTCTTCATCACTACCTTCCTCAACGGAAGCAAGACGATTCTGAAGGTCAATACTTGCACGATTCTTTTCATACTCCTCAGAAGCCTTCGCCAATTCGTTGTTCATTTCTTGAAGTAACGATTTTCTCAATGCCATTTCTGCGGATGAATTACCTTTTACGGCATCAATCTTCTGCTGGTAACCATAGCGGATTGTGGCCAGTTCCTTATCAAGTCCTTCTTCCATCAATGCAATACGTGATTCCTGCAACGATTTTTCCGCTTCAAGACGTGCTGATTTTTCATCCTCAGTTTCTGTACCGATATTTATGGTTTTTGGGGAGCTACCGTCTGTACTTAAGTCTTGAAGCTGTCTTGAAAGTGAGGCATTTATTGATGTTTCGTTTGAAAGCGCATCACGAGCGTCATTCAACTCTTCTCTTACCACACCCAAACGCCTATTATTATCAATGCTTACAGAACCTCCAAAAATAAATCTATCCCAAAAATCACTCCACTTGTTTCTCTCCTTTTCTCCATATTCGACACGAAGTTTATCATATTTAGTTGAGGCTTCAGACAACAATTTATCACTATCTTCCAACTGCTTCTTAATATCGCTCTTAACATGCTCCAAGGCTGCTTTATAAGCTTCATCCCTTGTCATGCCCTGATATTCCATATATGAATTTGTCAAGTTTTCAACTCTATCCTGATTGCTCTTATAAGCATTTGCTCCGTTTGCAGTTCCATCAGACTTGGCGTTTTCCAATGCTTTATATGTTTCCTGGTCAGCGGACATACGCAGCTTATTGATTCGTTCAAGAAGGTCAGCTATAACAGTATTGCCAAAAGTTTTTATTCTTGCTGTCATAGTCTCAAATGAGCCTCCTGTCATGTCAAATAAATCGGAAACGGCTGTTGCTAACCTCTTTTGAGACTCAATCATTTCTTCTTGAACATCACCTAATTGTCCAGTTTCATCCTTTACATCATCAAGATTAGTCTTAATATCCTTCAATGTTCGTACATATTGCAATCCGGCATCTTCACCAGGGCCACCGAATATGTCAGCAAGAGCGGTACCTACGACAGACGCACTGTCAGGTAACTCACTAAGTCTCTGTGAAACCATCTGTATAATGTCGAATGTGGTTTTCTGACCTGTTCTAAGCTGTTCCTGAACCTTATCTGCGGATATTCCGATACCTTCGAGTGCTGAGGCTGTAGCGGTAGTCATCTCACGGATACGGAGATTACCTTCCTTGATAACGTCCACACCCTTATCAGAATAGATACCAGACTTGGCAGCCTGAGCAGTTATGGCAATGAATGTTTCGGCACTTATTCCGGCTTCCTTGAAGTATGCAGGATACTCCCTAAGGGTATCCAGAAACTCTCCATTTGCATCAGCCCCGGCAATGAACCCGTCCTTGATAAGCCTGATTGATTCTTCAGCGGAGATACCAAACTGCTTGGACACAGCATTGGCACCAATCAATACCTCCTTGAAATCCTTACCATAGAAGTCTGCAATCGCCTGCACTTCCGTACGATAAGCCTTCAGGTCTTCTCCAGATTTTTCCGTGAACTGCTGGGTAAGCCTTGTTGCCTCTGTCAGCCCCTTATTGTAGTTTACCCACCAGCCTATTCCGGCACCGGCAGCACCAACAGCTCCAAGTCCCAACAGCCACTTATTCTGGAATATCTTGCCAATTCCGGACAATCCTTCAAACATACTGCCAGCATTACCAAGAGATTGAAGGGAATCACCAAAGCTTCCGGCTACAATACCAAAACTTCCCATGGAGTCGTTGAGGTGGTTCAATTCCATCCAGGCAGCTTTGACTTCCTCCTTATAGTTACCGATAGTCATCTTTTGCTGCGTGTAACGGTCACTGTTACGCTTCACATAATCCGTATTAACACCTATAGTAGCATTCAGCTTACCTAACGTATTTTTATAATCTTCGTCAGTATCACGTACCATCTTAACAGCCTGACGCAATCTTTTATTTGCCTCATTGGCTTCATCAATACTATGTACTTCCTTGTCAGCCAACGCAAGTGCTTCCTTGATTGTACGAATGCGTTCCTCTTCCGTCATGGTAGCAGACTTTCTGGTTGTGTTCGCAGCTTTCTGGGCCTTATTCATTGCTTCCTCAGCCTTAGCAGCCTGCTGCATTGCCTTGGAAGCTTCAGCAGAAGCCTTTGATAATTCCTTAACCTCTTTGGTACTCAGCTTTTCAGCGTCTGCCTTCTCCTTGATTTTTTTCATCAACTGTTCAGCAATCTCTGCCTGCCGGCCGAATGCTTCAGTCAATTTATCAGATGCAGATGATATGTTCTTAACTTGAGTATTGTATATAGTCTGTAACTTGTCTATATCTCCCTTAACCTGAACGTCTATTGTAAGTCCCTTGATGAGTTCCGAGGCAGCTTCCTTATAAGTCTGTCTGACACCTGATATAGTGCTGTCAAGTTCCTGCAACTTCTTCAATGATTCTTCATCGACGAAGTCCTTTAATTTTAAATCTCCCATTACAAATAGTGTTTATATTCAACAATAACGCCATCCACTTTAGTACCTTCCTTGTCAAATGAATAGGTACCGTCACTTTTCTTGTACACAACGTACACGCATCCGTCCAGCATGGCAGCCTTCTTGGCCAGCATGGCAACATGCTCATATTCCGACATGATCTTCTTATTCTCGCAACCACATCCCATTATCTATACCCGCATTGTTTAAAAAATCTCTTCAAATAAGGCTTGAGCAATTGAAGTACAACATACTCTCTTGCGTCCTTCCCCAGCTTCAGAATGTCATTCCCGTACTTCCTTACTATATCCGGACCATCTACGAATCCCACAGTATCAATAGAAAGAGTGTCACCGGTAACAGACGCACGGATACTTTCATGGAACGGACCGGTGATATAAAGGTTAGGAACATCAACAGGTCTTGGAGGCAAATTCAGCCTCGGGCTTGTTATCGGAGGGGTTATCTTCTTCTTCCATGCTATGTATCCGTCAGGATTGTTACGCCAGACAGATGTCGTTTCATGGAAATACGGGTCATCAGAATATCCCGGTCTAAGGCTGTTGGTATTACCGTCAAGACCTGAATAGAGCTGTTCTCTGACAAGATCTGCAACTTCTATACTGTTCTCCTGAAGGCAATCCATACATGACCTTTCGAATCCGGATGCAATTCTGTGTATCGCATTCTCCAGTCTATCAAAATCAGCCATATAATTAAAATTAAAGCCGGACTTTCGCCCGGCTTGATAGGTCAATAACTACTCAGCAGCCTTCCCCTGATTATCGGGCTTGCCGCAAATCTTATCATACACATCAGACAGGACTTTCTTGCGGTCTGACTCCTTCTTGTCCTGCCAGATTACGGAAAGATGCTTTTCGATGAATTTTTCCTTCGTCAATTTCTTGACCTGTTCATCGACGAATGTCACATTATCAATTCTCATGCCTTAACCAATTTTACAACTTTCACGCATTCAACCCACTTGATGTCATTCTCATAGAGTACTGAAGGAGATTTCATGCCGATCTCACCTTCACCGGCTACAACCGTTATCAGTTCGTTTTCATAGGATGCAGATGTAGCACCGTCCATAACTGTCGCTGCCGCTTCTGCGATAGCATTGCCGAGGTCTGGCGTTCTGTCGTATCCTCCAATAGTTTCCACGACCTGATACTTACCAGTTTCCTTTTCAACAAGCATGACTTCAGTAAGTCCCTTAACAGCATTGGTCGGATTGAAGTCAAGTTTAACATAGTCAAAGTTCTTCTGGCTGTCTTCGGCGTCCTTATGACACAGATTAACAGTCATTGTTGACTTCGCACTGCTCGTAGAAAATGGCGTAGAAGCAGGATATACTGTAGACATTGGGATTCCTGCAAGTACATCAGTTCCGTCGTTGTACCCAATCAGCATCATGTTGCTGTCCCAATAATATGCATCCCATTCCTTGTCTGCACATTTCAACAACTGGGCATTCAGCATCTCATCAAACCTCTGCAAGGTAAAGGTATCTGTCTGGGCATTGAGACCGTTATACAGATTTGGACCATAGCCGACAGCACTGGTCTGTACTTCACCGCCACCCTTGGCATATTCGCATATCGGGAAGATAGGATATATTCTATTCGGACGGTCGGCATGGCATAGTTCTGCCATTTTCTCGGCAGTCAAGTCTTCAGGCAACTTGACTCCGGGCTCTACAAGAATAACTCCCTTAACCTTGCCCCAGTCAATCTTACATGCAGATCCTCCAGTATTCATCTGAGATGATTCACAACTTCTTGTTTTCATGTTATCTACAACTTTGATTTTTAATCTTTAATTCCATAGAGCGGATATTGATGGCATCAATAGGCTCGCTCACAGCCTCTCCGGATTCCGTATAGGCTCCGTATCTGCCATATGAGTAGTTTTCAGAATAATCATGCGGAATGATGTTGTCATAGTCTATATCAAACCGTCCATCATTTCTAATTACCTCAATCAGCCTATCATATAATGGCCTGAGAATATTGATGAATGAAGCATACAGACGTCGTTCGTTACTCCAGTCCTTCGTCGATGAACATGCTATAAGGATATTCAGTGAAACCTTGGAATAATAGTCCGGACTGTCTCTCTTCTCTGTAACAGGACAGAACAGTACAACGAGCGGGAACTTACGTTCTGATGTTGAAGGTACTTTGCTGTATTCATCAAGTTTATCCTTCACATACTGGGCAGAGCCAAATATGTAGTTCAGTTCCGGATTCTTAACTTCCTCAAACCTGTCAATCTCGATGTCAGCAGGCATTACGATTGTAAGGTTTCCACTCATTTCCTTTACTACATCTCCAATAATCTCAACGATACCTTTCATAAATTGAACTGATTAATCTTATTCAACATGTTGGTCTGGGTAACAAGATCAATCGGGCAATTACCCTCACGCGCCCACTTGATGAACTTTACATTTGCTGAAACCATTCTGTTCCATGCTATTACCTGGGCATTGACAGGCGAAATGTACTCATTGGCACACTTAAGACGGACATTGCCAGTTATCGTAGCTTCCGATGAGGAGTCACGAAGTATGTGGAACAATACGAAATCAGCGAATGGCTCTTTCAGCTTGTTGCATACGATTTCATACTTTGACGGCTCAGTATCTTCGTTTTCTTCATCATCAGTCATATCAAGATAATCCATTGCATAACCTGCTTCTTTTTCCCCCAGCATGGCTTCTAGAAAAACAGGCTGCAACTTCTTAATATATTCTTCAATATGGCCGGTTACTGCCAAAGAATCGGCACCAGCAGTCTTTGACGTTGAGGCGTTTTGAATATGACGGGGGCCTGAAACAAAATATGACACATCTATCAGCATGACAATTCCTTATTTTTTCGTTTTCGAAGCAGAAACTTTTTTCTCGTCCTGAACATCGGCCTTTTTATCATCCTCGGCAGGAACCTCTTTAGTATCGGTTTGCTCAACCTCTTTTTTGTCCTCTTCTTGAACATCCTTAGTATCATCCACGTGTGAATCAAGTTCTGCCAGTCTGGCTTTCAGTTCATCAATCTCTTTCTTGTAACTTTCATTTTCTTCAGAAAGTCCATCTATAACCTTCTGCTTGCTCTCTAATGCCTTTTCGACATCTTCCTCAGTAACAAGTCCAGCTTCCGAGGCCGGGGTGATGGTTATCAACCCGCGGCCAATGCGGATACGCTGTTCTTTTATGACAGATTCAAGAGCCTTCTTATCTCCATTAATCAAATACATAAGCATCAGGCTTTAGTGATTGCTTCTTTCAATGCAGACAGGCTTCCATAGGAGAATGCCCACGGCATATATACTGGGAAAATTACCTCTTCCTGAGCAATGAGTACAACTTCGTTCTGTAACTTGCTTTCAACATCCTCAGCCCATTCAAGAGTTAATGAAGTGTAATCCACAAGCGAAGCGGCCATATTGAAATCACCGATAAGATATTTCCCTGGCAGAATATTGTTGGTTTCGATGATGGGACGACCTGCAATATATTTCACACCGTTTACGGTAGTTATGATACCAAGATTACGACCAGTCGTGTCCTTCTCAGACTCAATAGCGTTCACAGTAATAGGATTCAATGCAATGGCATTAGGCGTATACTGAGCGTATGTCATTACGGCGAAACCAGTCTTGACAACATCCAAAGAGTTTGGTTCCTCTACAGATTTAAACGCGCTATTACTTACCTTGAATGTCATTGATGCAGTGGAACTCTCTTCCGAATATGAAACTCCCTTCAATAGAATCTGCCGATCATTTATCTTGACCAACTGGTTTGCACTGTTAAGAGCAGTAATTCCTGTGGCTCCTGTAAAGGTGATAGTCATACCATCGAGAATCAAGTCCTGCGGATTGGTAAACTCTACAATCGTATCCTTGTTTGAGTTATATCCGGACACGGACTTGACGGAACCTGCGGTACCACTTACAATAGAATCACTGATGATTTCCTCAATAGGCAATACTCCTGAATGGTTGACTATACCAAGCAAATTTTCTCCATTGCCGTCACCAAACAGAATGTTCCAGTCTTCCGCATTATATACAGCTTCAGGCAGCATCTTCAGGATAAATGAACGAATGAACACACGGCTCTTGAGCATTCTCTTTGACAGACGGATATGGGTACCAAGACGCTTCGTACCTGTCTGTTGTTCCTTGACCTTAAGACTTGATTCAGGAAGCTTTCCATTTTCAGTTACATAACGCGCATTTCTGTCAAAATCATACACCTGAGTGAATGCAAGATTCGGATACTTAGGATCTCCCTGTAATGTAGTGATAACATCACGCATATGGATACGCTTGTTGGCTACCTGCGAAACGACACGATTCTGTTGCTGAGTAATCAGATGGTCACCGCTATAGTTATCAGTCATTGATACTATATCCTTCAGGCAGAAACCATCGAACACACCAGACTTGCGGCAGTTACCACTTGCGAACTCTTTGAATTTCTCAGAATCCAACATTTCGTTCAACTTCTCATCAAACTTGTTGATGACTTCCATGCCGATACCCTTAGATTTCAGCTTCTCGATAGTTTCACCGAGGCCTTTTACTGTTTCAATCAGTGTCTCATTGTCCTTCGCAAGCTGTTTGAACTTCTCATCGTCATAACCATTCAGTTTATCGTTCAGGCTTTTCAATCTGGCTTCCATATCTTCAGATGAGATAACACCTTCCATCGCCTTGTTGATAACATTACACATCATCTGTGCGATGTTCTTCATAAACGTAGCCTGTTCCTGAGGCAGGCCGTCAGTCTTAAGACCGAAATCTGCAACTGTAAATTTCTCCATCTTAAATTGAATTTTTAATCATTATTACTAAATACCTTATTCAAAGGACCGAAGAAAGAAGTGCTTTCGGCGGCTTTTTTCTTAACATCATCATCCTCTTGCGCCCCGTCAGTTTTATCCTGAGTGTCATTCAACGGCTCAGACTTTCCGGAGAAGATGTTTGTGCTATTATCCTGCAACAAGGCGTTACTTCTATATACTCTTCCATAACATGCCGGACAACGGACATATGCCATGAAATTCTGTACCGATTTTTCAGTCAGTTCCTGACCTTCAGACTTGACAGAATCAATAAGTGCAATGACATCAGCACGCACTTCCGGTTCCAGCTTGTCTATCTCCTGGCTTACAATGCGGTCAGTCAACCATCTTGAATACATTGAAGCACTTTCAAGAACCTGCTGTGAGAATGTTACCTCCTTCTGCGAATCGTAGTCGAACTGGTGACCGCAATGAGGACAAGTAACCACGTTACCTCCATTTATTGCTTTAAGAAGTAGATTCAGTTCCATATCATATTGTTTTAAACGTTCCTCCGAATAATCAGTATTCCTGAACGCTTTCCGTACAAATTCAATGGCATCTTTAACCTGCTCGCTGGTACCTGACTTTAGATTGACAAGGAATGTCTGAGGATTGCTTCCCCAGCTTGTCAGAGTCGAATACTCGAACATCTTCCATTCAAGAACCTTACACGGGTCAGTCTCGTCACGCTTGATTGCTTTCACTCCAATAGAGTGTTCCAGCGTTCTGCCATTCTCCGCATACAGCTTGTAATCCGCCAATGTATCACGTCCAATCTGCTTCTCAAGGTTAAGCTGGCCAACCATGATCAGGTTTCCTTCTTTTTCTTCTCCACTGATTGGAACGCCAAGCAACTGGTCTGTACGGTGATTCAGAAACCATCTCATCCTGCCGATATTTTCCTTCAACGTTTTGTTGAAAGAACCAGGCATGGAAATATCGTTCTGTGAGTCTTTCACACCGATACCGTTCACAGCTACCGTTACGATACCCTTCTCATCCACATCATTCGCCTTCGTTCTGTACTGGAGGCTCTTGGTTTTCTCTTCCATTTTCAACTTCACTTTTTGTGTTAAGACTAATTACATTCTTTACTATCTCTCTCTCCTCGTCTGACATCTCATACAAAGTCTTGTCAAACATAGGTTCTTCAAATCTGCTTTCCTTGATTTGCGCCCTCCAGTCGTTTATGCTGATGAGGCCACTTAGGAACTGTTCCTTACATCTGGTATTTATAAGCGTTTTCACCTCCTCTGCCTCTTTCAATCCCTGTTGCAGGCAATCCACATCAGAGAAATCACAATCCAAGTAATAACCACCTTCCTCAAGTCCAAGAAATGCAGTAAGTTGCTTGCAGAACTTTTTGGCCATCGGAATAATGGTAGATGTATATACAGCCTTTTCCGCTGTGGCCTGATTGCTGAATGTTGACTGGTCCTTTCGAGGGACAAGCACTGAAGGAATACCGTATGCTCCGGCTATCTGTATAGCATCAGTCAGGGTTTCTTCAAATGGCTGCAACTCACTAATGGTAAGGTTTGTCCTAACGAACGACAAGGGAACGTCACTTAATCCATACGGAAGTCTACGCTGGTCCAGTCCGAACTTGCCGAAATGGCTGTCAAGTATTTCCTTCTTTTCATCTTCGGTCATTGCAGCAGTTCCGGCTTCATCCTTCTTATTGGATACCAAAAAACCAAGACCACCACGTTTTACATAGATCACGTTTCTAGCTTCATATACGGCAAGAAGGTTGGAAATAGGTTTCAGATGAGCAGCCAACCTGCTCTGTGATTTCAGAAACCCGTTGATTGACATATATTCAGGTGAACCGTCACGATCATGCCATATCTGATATGAAGGAATTTCCATAGTACTAACATATCCGTAATTCAACCGGTAACAACGGATAATATCATCTTCAGATGCTATTCCGAAGATTGGAATATCGGCACCGATGTTAGGCTCTACATTTACAAAATCAGAAGGAAGTTCCCAGTAATTATCACACCATTTCCATTTGGGCTGGTCCTTGAATGTTTCACCCATCGCTGCACGGAAAAAAGCATTACCTGTACACAACTTGTATACAAAATGGGAATATATCAGCTCGTTCCAGGACATAAGGCAGTTGGGCTTTGTGAGAATCTGGTTCATTCTCTTGTTCTCCCATACAACACTATCATCCTTTACCTTCTTAAGCTGGAATCCGGAACCTGATATGCGTGAGGCTATGTAATCAATCGGGAAGAATACTTCAGGTACAGAACGGAACAATTCCATATAATTATGCCCGCAAACCAGTGGTGATACGAACAACTCATGCACATCACATCGGTCAATATCACCACCCTTAGGCGTTGACACCGTCTGTGGCTCACTGGCCATTTTCAGACCGGCACAAGCTGGAAGTGTATCCTGTTTTATAATTGAATATCCCATAGTTTATCCTTATATGACAAAGATAAATTATGGGTATATACGATGTTAGAATTCAAAAAATCTTGAAAATTACAAGGAAAATAAAACAGAGCATAAACAACTAAATACCAAATAAATACACTAGCAATCAGGTTTATCCTAATTTTATAATTGTATACGCTATACCACTCAGCAGAGCACTGGCTCCACTTATATTGTCCTCATTGTAATCTAATACTTCGGTTATGAATGACATATACTCATCATTCTCCATGCCGGTTTCAGATAGAAGAAAATATGACTTGATGAAGTCAGACGTGGCAGCTATCCGCTTATCCATATCCTGATATTCCTTCTTGATCCTAACTTCCGGAAGTGTACTTCTCAGCTCCCTTGCCATTTGGAAATATGCAGGTGACGATTCTACGATGTATGTTCCAGCATCATGTGAACATATAACAGACTTCATTTCTTCAAGTGATACCGTTTCACGCATAATGAGGTCAAGAACATGCCATTTGTCTCCACATCTGGCAACCTGACACATATAGAACTTTCCTCCAGCATTTGGCATGATGTACACGATCTTCTTCGAATACTGATACTCGACTGAAGGATTAAAGAATCCGAACACGCTTCTGTCAGAATACATATTGCGTTTACGACGGCTCGAGAACTGGGAGTATTCCTCATACATGATATCATGTACAACATATCTCAACGTATCAGTAAGGTGTCCGTGTTCCTCATAGGACTGTTTCGTTACGCTGTTCTTTATTTTAGTCTTTAGGATTGCGCCATTAGCATCCTTCTGTACACTCTGATAATCCTCTATTGATACCCTGCATCCATCGTCTATGCTTATGCTGAGGCCGGGAAGTGATTTTTCAAACACGGCATTGACAAACTCACCTGTCATTGATACGGAAGGATTCTTTTTACCTACCTTATCCTCAACAATCCAGTTATCCTTCTTCAGTGTTTCAATAAAAAGGTCCATAAACGAACGCTTCTCATCATCAATAGTATTAGCAGCTTTGGCTGAGGCATCACCATGAAGGTAGATTTTATCGTCATACCCAAACTCCTGTAGTCGCTTGGATACCAGTTTTGCAGCACGCCTTGCGCTGTTGTTCGGGCTATCTGCCGTGGTCTCAGCAATCTGGTACATGTTCTTTCCAGTGCTCAGATCTACCTGCCAATAACTGACAGATATGTACGGCAGCACGTTGCTATCGACAGAAAGATGTACAGGTAATCCTGGGATGTAATGATACTCACCGCTATTCTTCCCGACATTGAACGAACCGAGGAACTCATTTCCGGTCTTTATCACGCCCCACTCTCCCAACGCATACACATTGTAGTAGTCCGGGTCATGAATCCGGTCATGCTCGAAGTCCATCACACACTGCTCATCGTAGTATCCATACGTTCCATCCGGTGAACCTACAACCCAGAAGTTATTCAGGTATGTTGTCTGTATAACTACCATATTGGGAGGATACTCCTCAATTTCCTTAGTTACAGGATTCACTATTGAGCGTCCCTCGTTCATCTTCAAAGACTTCACCTTTGTCAGCTCTGAAGGTATTATCAGTCCGCCAATCTCTACAACCATAGGGACATCATGCAGTTTCTCGTTATCCAGCCAGTCCTTCTTTATCCAGTGAGTTTCACTGATAGGGTTGAAGTCAACAATAATTTGCTGTCCCCTCTTGCCACGGAGACGCTTACGGATCTGCTTGAGGTCGGCATACTCAAACTCGGACAACTCCTCAAGCTGAACCCTCTTGTAATTACTGATACCCTTAATCTTTTCCGGATCATCCAATCCTGAAAAATCTATCTTGGCTCCGTTATACAAACACTTAATTACATTCTGGTTGAACTTGAAATATTGTGTGATTCCCAATAATGATGCTGCCACCTTGTAATCCTCGTAAATAGTCTTACTAATTGAGGCTCCGACCTTACGCATCACAAGAGTATTCTCTCCGTCCTGCAATGTTTGTATCAGCACAACCTGAGCTACACTGAAAGACTTGCTCGATGACGAACCACCATACAGGATGATGAATCGAAGTGTGGTGTCATTCAGATATTTCAGCAGGTAAAATGCATTCGGATTGAGTTTCTTGTGATTTATCAGCATAAATGTTCTATTCTTTAGATTTTTGAGGTCATATTTTGTATAACCCTCGCAATTTTTCTCACTATATTGTTCTATTTTTTAGATTTTATTCATTGTCAGAATCAAAACCTATACGTATTTCGTTGACATTTCCTCCCTGACCACCGATGGAAATCTGCTGGGGCGCGTTCCATCCGTTCATACTGGCCAGAAGCTTCGCCGCTTCCACCTTACCGTTGAACTCATAGCTTACCTTACCCTTGTCGTTACTTATCTTCTTCATTGCATTTCTCACGCGCTTCGGCATCTGGCTGGGAGATTTCAGCTTTATTTTCCCTGAAACCGGATCTACAATATACAAATCGTTCGGGTCCATCATGACAATATCCATGAGAACCTTTTCCACTTTATCACGGCTCACTTTCGATTCCTTGGCACGTTGCGACCTCAATTCTTCTATCCTTGTTGCAACCTTGTTACTCGCAAGCATCCTGCTCGCATTGCTCCAGATGGTTTCAGGCTGCATCTTTGATGCGTCATAGGCCATTCTGTATGCCTCACTTGCATTACCTTCACAATCAAGGTAATAATTGCAGAATTTTTCCTGCTTTTCCGTCAACTTCCTGTTGTTCATAGGCTAATGGTTATTAATGCCGACGATGATGATTACCTGTTTCCGGTCTTTCAGCAAATCGTAGGCTGCTGTTAATGTACTTCCAGTCGTGCAGATGTCATCAAAGAGTATTACTCTCTGTTCCTTAATTGGCCGGAGAAGATAAAACTCAGGATTGATACGTGTCCTGTTGAGGCACTGCATGGCAGATTCATAGAATTTTATTTTCACCCCCTGGGCAATTTTTTGGCAAATGTCAGTGGCGAAATGGTACTCTGTGATGTGCCTGCGCTTCGGTGTGGTGATTATGCACCATTCATCGTCCAGCCGTATCAATGAAAGTATCAGTTCCGTGGCGGAACCTGAAATGGTTTCTGCGCACTCACCAGAATTCTTGATTTCCTCAAGAGAAAGTCCTTCCTTCGTTCTACTGAATAGGGATATGTAATAAAACCCGCCCTTACGGTGGATTCTTACTTTAGGCTGCATGTTGCAGAACCTTTCGTATTTCCTCCAGCCGCGGGCGGGTTTGTCCCAGTCATCAATCCTTATCTTTCTACCTTTCCTCACAGCCAAAAACCTTTGCTATCCCTTTACTGACTGAGGTGTAACCCAAAGGTACTGAAAAAATACCTTCATCAACAGATTGTTCAGGATTGTCGAATTCTCTCTTTTCAGAAACGCACTGAATATCAACTCCATTGTATTTCCGCACTTCTTCCGCAAATTGAAGTACGGTACATGATTCCGGATTGACAATGTTTACCAGCTTCTTGTCTGAACCTATTGCGTATATCAACCCCTCAACCACATCATCTATGTAAGTGAAGCATCTGGTGTTCATTCCTCCATTATACAGGCTGACCTTTTCTTGATTCATCAGGACATAGAGAAGAGTTCCTTTCCGCTGGTCAGGACCATATACGTTATGAAGGCGAACACCTGTAGCTGTCTTGCAATATAATGAAGCATACACTTCGTCGAAATGCTTGCTTACTCCATACATGCTTGTCGTGTTGCATGGATTTGCAGTGGAAGAGCTGGCATACACCAGTTTCACCCCGAACCGGTTACATCCATCAGCTATCGCTACGAATGAATCAATGTTGTCACGAAGTATTTTTTCATGATCCGAATTGAAAACACTGGTCTGTGCGGCAAGATGTATTACAGCATCTATTCCACCTCCGGCCAGAAGGCACGGAACGCCGGCAGCTTCAGTTCCACACATACGGTCGATTCCGACCACTTCAACACCACGATTTCTCAAACTCTTGCAGAGGGCCCTACCTATAAAGCCTTCACTGCCGGTTACGACAATTTTCATCATCACAATTTGTTTAGAATTTTACATAAAACATTCAGTATGTTACCAAGTAACATCACTATTATTATCAGGAGTGTGGTATCCTGCTCAACCTCACCGATGGAATAGAAGAACAGGACAGCCATAATCATCAATATTACTCCCTTGGCCTGATAATGTTCCATCAGGACTTGATATTCAATTCATACTCATATCTGCTGACTGTCTTGTATCCGATAACAAGTACCCGTTCACCGGAATACAGGCCGGATATTGTATTTTCAATCACCTCAAGAGATACGCGCTCGTCAAACTTCAGGAACACCCTTCCTGGCACTCCGCCCGCGACGAATGAGACAAAGTAATATATTCCACGCTCCCAGTAGAACACATATAGAATGAGAAATGAAACTACCGCAGAAGGTATATATACCCATTCAGATGGTATATCAAAACCTCCTAAGATTACCAATGATGATAACACAATAGATACCATTACCAACTCACACAACTTGATGAGCAGGTCAACAACATGTTTTTTCTTTGCTTTCATGAATCAAATTTTTATTTAATCAGTTTACAAAATTCACACACAATTAATTCCCAATCAATTACACTTTTACCCATTTACGCAACTACCATAAAAAAACGATTCAGTACTTTCGCAGAAGCAGAAGCCAATCTCGCTTTTCGGGTGAAGTATACCATGTCGGTAGACTGATATAATCGGAAGCAAGATTATTATGAATTTTAAAAAATTTCTCATGCAAGCTTCTGTGAAGGCAATGTACTTTATGTATCAGGAACAACTTAACGGTTATCCAATAATCAAGCTATTGAAAGATTTGTACGACATCATTTCATACTTGATTGAATGATAAGAATTCTATTTACCAAAGATTCTTATTGATTTTAATTGGTTGAAAATAAAATACCCGATAACCGCCACAAAGCTGTTACCGGGTATTCACAAAGCACTGACAAGGGCTGTCAGTAAGTTATAAACTCCATATCATCCACCATTTTCGCTTCTTTGCGTATTCAAGTTCTCTCTTCAAATCCTTACAAAGGTCTATCTCTTTTCTCCATTGAGTGTGATAAAATGTCGCATCATCCTTAAGCTTGTTTACTTCTTTTTTAAGTTCCTCGTTCTCCTTTTCAAGCTCGTCTATAATATGGTTTTTCAGTTTCAAATCACCCAATAGTCTTTCTGCCCTTTCAAAGTTCCTTCGGCTGTCTTTTATCAGCATCTACATGTAAGTATCACGGCTGAATAGCCTTCCCGTTTGATGTCTTTTGTGTTTCATACTCATAATTCATATTTCCAAAAACTAAGTTTACCTTTCACATTTATAATCGGCTTGTCAAACAGAACCGCATCTTTCATCACCCAGTTCCAGCAACCTTTCTCAGCCCAGACTGAAGGATGGTTCTGTACGCAGTCGGCTATAACCACACTTCCAATGATGGCACCACTCGGAAGATACTCATTATCTCCGTAAAGTTTATTCTTGTGAGGAAACACTTTCTCTAACTGCGTTTGTGTTAGTGCACTCCATCCATCCTTTACTGCATTCTTTGAAGCATGTATCAGCACTCTTTGGCCGATATACTTCTTAGGACACTTCCAAGTCCTGTTCTCGATGTCTTTAATACCGTGAGCGATTAAGCTCGCCCACGGCTGTTTTATGGATATTGCTTTCATACTTCGGCTTAATTTGAACTGTTCGACATGTCCGAACGGTTGGTTTCAATATGTTTCACAATCTCACTGATGGCTTCATCCAACGGTAGTAAAGCCAGATACTTCATACAGGCATCCCAGCCAACCATGAAAGCGCACTCAGCCAAATCCTTAGTCATCGGATTGCCACGGCTTACTCTCTTTGAGTATTCGTATGCCTGTTCTTCTTTCTTGCTCATAGTCAGTCCTCCATATTTCCAATAATATCATCCAGATAAGCCCATTCCTCTACAGCTTCCTTGTCGCACTCATAATCGTCGCATTCTTCGTCATCCCACACTTGACATTTCACATTCCAATACCGTACGCCATAACCATATCCAGTTGATAGATGTCCTTTAACTAAGCAAGGAACTTGCGGATATACCTCATTTGCATAATCACCGATTGGTTGCGGAACTTCATCTTTCGTTTTATGAAATAAATGATTCATAAACCACTCTACACCAGCTTTAAATGATGTTTCCAAATCATCATTACCAATTTTTCCACCACCTGCATAAGCTATGTTTGCAAGTCTTTCAGCACATTCTTGTGACGCTTTCTCAATATCATTTTTCTTCATGATCCTTCTCCTTTCCACCTATCCCAGCAGCCACCACATGACTGCCAGGAACAGGTAATAAAATTTCGTTTTCATCGATTATTTTTTTAATATCACCGCTATTGTCTTAGTTCCGGTTCCACTTTCCTTGAAGGCTCCTTCTTCAATCTCGAATTTCTTCCCTCCATTATCCTCCAGCCATTTTCTGAAATCCTTACATTCAGATTCGCTTCCTAATTCCCAGTGTGGACCAGTTATTGCAGCCAATACACCGCCGGAGTTCAAGCATTCATACATACGCCTTACATGCCTAATGTCTTGATTTTTACTGAATGGTGGATTTGCTATAATCTTATCATATAGTGCAACATCACATTTCGTGAAGTCATCTCCAAGAATACGTATATTATCCTTTTTCGATAAAATCTCCTTATTCTCCGGCATAAGTTCGTAGCAATCTACAATTACGTCCGGACAGCTTCGGTGAATTGCATCTATGATAGCACCAGTACCAGCACTTGGTTCCAGAACCTTCTCATCTTCATGCACGCCACCGGCCAGCATCACAAGCCAGTCGGCGACTTCTGGAGGTGTTGCAAAAAATTGGAAATCCTGCTGTAAATTACACCGCTTTCCTTCATGAAGAATAGAGAATACACGATCCGCATTGAAAGGGAATGTAAAGCCCTGCACTTTTCCGCCCTGCCAGCTTCCTCCAGCTTCTTCAATCCATTTCTTCGCTTCCGCATAAGACTTTTTGTTGAATTGTACTTGCGGTAATTTCAGTATATTGTCATCAAGCGTACAATGTTTCAGAATTTCCTCTACGCTCCATTTGCTTCCCGAATCATTCTTATTGCGGCTATTGTTCTGCTCCAGTTCGTCACACCCCAACATACGGTTCAACGACTTTTGCACTTTTACACTTATATCTGACATCCTTGTCATCCATTGCAGGATGGCAGTCATAAACTCCAGATCCACATGTCCGGTCTCATCGTAAATGTTTTCCCGGTCTATCAAATCCGGAAGGTTATCAAGAAACATGAAGCTACCATACAACGCTTCGATTAAATTCTTTTTTTTGCTCATCATAACTTTTTTGTAAATAAATTCTTGTCGTATCAATACTTCCGTGTCCCAACAGGTCTGCCAACTGTACCACGTCATTGTTCTTTTTTAGATACATTTTTGCGAAGAAATGCCGGAAAGCATGAGGGTGCATCTTGCTTCTATCTATTCCGCACTTATCGCCCCATTCTTTCATTGACTGGCACAAGCTCCGCTGTGTCATCCTTCCGCACTTTCCTACGGCGATATATCCGGTCTTGTGACTCTCTTTCACGTATGCTTTCACTTCAGCCTGCAACTGCTTGCTGAAAAAGAACCTCCGGTACTTGTTTCCCTTTCCCTTTAGAGTGACTTCACCGGAAAGGATGTCCTCCCACTTGAATTGGAAGAACTCGCTTACCCTTGCCCCTGTTGTAGCCAGTATTTTGATGAAAAAGTACCTGTCCCGGTTATGACAAGTTTTCAAATACTCAAGCAGCCGGTTGTATTCGGCTTCGGTTGGCACGTTCTCTGTATTCAATTCCTTCTTGAACTTAGGGCGCTTCAACTCTATCGGTTTCTTCATCCATTTACTGAATCGCTCAAGTGCGGTAATACGTAGTCGTATCGTTCTTGGAGACAATCCCTCATCCTCCAGCATCCGTACAAAACGCTTGTAATTGTCAACAGTTACCTCGTTGGCGTATTCGAAATATTTTTTTATCGAAAATGAATATATCTCCAGTGTATGTGGAGAGTAATCTTCATCCTGTGTAAGGTAATACACAAATTCATTCATCAGTTTCATGTTCTTTTCTGAAATCTTGCTAAGCTTCTCCAAAGGTTTAACTGATTTCTCTTTTCGTGTGCGTGAATATCCAATACCAAGATAATTAAGGAACCCACATAGAGCGTCTTTAATGTATGGCTTGTCAGATAATTCAACGGCATTCTCTCTGATATAAGCCTTGTATCCTTTACGGCTTACCTGATAATCGCTTTCAAGGAATAACTTTACCGCTTTGATGTCTCGGCCAATAACCTCATAGCTTTTATCGGTGCTATACAAGTGGGATACGTATTCTATAAATATTTTTTTATTCACTTCTTCCATATCAGTTCCATCTTTGAGGCCGGCTATTGATTCTTTCCAAGTACGATGCTATCTTCTTTTCCGCATCCTCACCGTTGCGGACGAAAATCCTTGTGTGGGTCTTGTCCCCTGGGACAGCCACATACTTTCCATGCTTCTCCATCTCCCGCTGCTGGGCAATTTTCAATTCTGTTCCTTTTGGATTTTTCTCAAGGTCTACCTTGCGAGCTAATATCGGATCACATTTATCTTTCATATCTTATTCCTCCATAATTTTCTGACATTTTCTTGACAAATAGCTTAGCAGAATAATTAAGGAATGACTGCCAGCATCCATTATAGCCAGACCATCGGAAACCGTTTTTCTTCAATTCGTCCCTGACTGATTGGTCAGGTTTACCATCGAAGAAGAGCTGCATTCTGTTCTCTGGATAGTTCTCGACAACTTTCACATCCCCAATATAATACTCTTTGTTTTGCATGCCTTTAAGCGTCTTTGCCTTCTCAAGCTGTTGTTTAACTCTTCGAATATTGGCTCCGTTATTTGTAATGGAACATGATGCAAATCCAATTTCACCGAAACAGTTAGGTTCAAACAGTTTTCTGACTTGGCTCTCAGTTAAACCAAGCTCGACAAGTTGCTCATGCTTTTCCAATTCAGTGATTTTCTTTGAACGAATAATCTTATTTGCGGATTTCATTAGTTCCTGAACTCTTTCAAGTTCCTCCAGCTTATTTTCCAGCTTTTCTACGGCTTTATCATCATCAAGATGGATAGTTGTATCATTTTCTACCGTTGAGGCTCTGTCAGCCCAATATTCGGCCCTTTCCGTGTGTTTTACAGACTGCCCCATGGTATTCCATATCTTTTCACGGTAGCGTCTGTCTGCCGCGGCATGTACTGGTTGTCCAAAGGGTATTGCTTCCCCCATTTTAGTACTTTTCTCATAGGCATTCTTTGCCCTTTCCGCTGATTTCGCAGAAAGTTCACGGTATCTTTCTGCTCGAACGCGGTTACGTTCATCTCTGTCCATAATGTTAAACTATTTGGTTTGACTTTTATTTTATTACACTATAAAGTTAGTGTTTTTCAGCAAGTTAAGTAAACATAATCTTCGCCATTTTTACGCCATTTTCATCCTTCTATATCTGTCTGAAGTACATATTCTGCAATAGGACGAATATGTATAATAGACCTTATCTCCTCTTATAATTTTCTTAGGGTAAAACCACCTCAGAGGAAGAAACTTTCCGCAAACGGAGCAACGTCTTAATGTTACTCCGTTTTCCTCACGGACATTATGACGGACATGATTCTTGACAAGAGTACAATTCATACATTTTTGATCCTTATCTCGGAACGTCCTACACCAGTGTAAAGATCGCTCTCCACATTTGGCAAATCTTTTGCAACTCGCAATTGGAATAGGTAATATGCTCATATCTTTTTCAAGTTATCAAAATCACTTCCATACAGAATGTATACGCCTCGCCTGCGAAGTTCGGATACAAGTTGCTCGTTAGTGTATCGGGCAAGCCGTCCATGAAGCCTGTTCAGCTTTCACCTTTCTTGTGTTGAGCAATTTTCAATTCGGCTACTTTTGGATTTTTCTCAAGGCCAACTTTACGTGGAACCATCGGATCATTTTCTGTTATCATTTTGCACCTCCTTGTCTTTGTTCATTATTCTATCTATTCTTTTCTTCTCCAGCCATTTAGCTCCCTTCTGAAAGCCCTCCTTAAACGACTTATCACAAGCCTGACAGATAAGCGTTTCAGGATTATAGGTCAAAGGGCATTTTTGGCACATCTGGCTGAGTCCGTTTGCCTTGCCTGCTGCCTGCTTGCAGCCGCCCATCAAGGATGCAGGCTTGGGCATATCCTTCAGATCGGCAAATATGCGTATCATATTGTCGAACCCCTCTAGGTCACTGAACATATCGTCACCTTTCTTGTTGAAATCAACTATCTTAGCAAATTCCTTGAAGTACAAGTCCGCTGCTTTATAGTATTCTTTCTGCATATAGACAATGCTGTCTGTCATTATCCTGCTTTCCTTAAAATTATCCTCTATCTCCGACAACAAATCGTTGGTTTCACACATCAGAAGCTGTACCAGACATATCATACGGCTTGTTTTCTCCAGTATTCCGGAGTCCTTGGCTTTCTGAATTATTTCCTCACCTTTGGCGACCTCTATTTCTTTGATGAGATTATGTATATCTTCATACAGCCTTTTTATTTCGGCCCTGTCATTTTTCGATAAAGCTTTCTGATACTCCATTTTAAGAGCATCAAGCTGCCGGTATAGTAGTTCCATTCTCATATTTTTGTAGGTTTTTATTATTATATTTATGAAGCTGCCCTCCTAATCATCCCCATGTTACGGTTCACAAGTTCGATTATCCTGTCATGGTAATCACTAGTTCCATTACAAACCGCACGGCTTTGGATTATCTGGAAGGTTTTCAAATTCACTTCTACTGTTTCTAAGCGTTTTCCATTTTTCTGTGCTGTAAGAATAAGGCAATCTTTATGCTTGTAATATTCATTTTGATATACACAGTGGTGCATTGCCTTCCCTTCCTGATAGAACTGGGTAACACTTTCCAGTGGACGGATCACAATATCCTCGTCCTTGATTTCCATTCCCAGGAACGGCTGGATTCTACGGATGAAAGACAGAATATCCTGCTTCATTCTGAACATGCGTTCAATCCTTTCTTTTCGTTCCTGTTCAGCCCGAATCTTTGCTTCTATCTTTCTTTTTTTCTCAACCAGCTTGTCATGCTCTTTCTTCAGGTTCTTCGGGCATACGTAGTGAGCGTTATGGGTATCCAAATGGAAATAATCAAGCAAATGCAAGTAATCATCATACATCGAGCCGTCCTTGATGATATATCCGTTACGGTTGCAGATATTCACTGCCCACGGATGGAAAATTCCACCTCGATACATGTAAAATTCAAGCATGCTATACTGTTTGGTTTTCAATAACATTTCCGCATACTTGCTTTCACCCAACAAAGCACGTATCAACACCGCCGGAGTAACTCCATGAAACGAAGTGCGAAGTCCATTCCTACGGAGCACAGGCAGCAGCTTTACTTTTGGATATACACAACCGTTTATGGAATAACAGTTATATCCGTAGTAATCAACAGAATTCTTGATGCTCATCGGCTGTGTGTATATCCAGGCATTCCTACCCATATTCATTGGCCTGGCCATTACTGTTTCTTTCCTATCCTCAGTTATCCACTGCTGGCAAACTTCCATGCTATGGTACCACATATCACCCATATCCGTGCTTTTTTGTTTCCCAATCTCGATATGTCTGAGCACCTGAAACTTGTCAACGGCTGTAACGATTGTCATATATTCATACTGACGTAATTTCTTTTTCCGGCTTGACTTTATCTCAAGTCGCTCACCGCAGTAAGGACACCGTATGTAACCTTTCTTCTGTCCGGTAGTGTCAATCCACAACCTTCCGCATTCACTGCACCACATTTCATTCTTGCACTTGTATGCGTTATGTGGGAAACAATGTTTCTTCCCCCACCGTATCTGGGCTTCTGTAATAGCTGGCAGCTTACTACTCAATTCGGCTACCAGCCTTTCGCGTTTCGTTCTCGGATTCATGGTTACATTTCATCAAGCAAGTCCATTAAACTTTCTGCCTTAGAAGCCTCTTCCACTTTATCAGATGTTTCCTCAGATACAGAAATGGCAGATACTTCACACTCTGGAACATTATCAGGGGCCTTTATTTCAAGTTCGTCAAAATAATGTACAGCAAGACCAAAGACCTCATCGTCGGCCATGCATACGCTACTGCCTCTCTTTCTTGCTTCGGAAAGTATATAGTTAAAACAGTCATCAATAGTTTTTCCACAATTATTATACTTTTCTGCAAAGACAACGTCTTCTTTTGCCTTTTTATCAAGATGATTCTTGATTATCATCTTAGCATCACATTTATTACTCATGCTTCAATATTTTTTGGTTTGACTTTTATAAAACAAGAATGCCACGACTATGCGTGGCATCCGGTTATACAAGATTATCGAACAGCCCAGGGATTCTGGGTTCCAAAGCTTCAAGCTCGTTCCTGAAGAACTGCTCCTTTGTTCTTCCCATTTTCTTACCCTTTCGGGTATGTACATCATAAGTATACGGAGGAATCATTATCGGGCTTTTCCGGACATCCTCAATCCACCTCTCAACATCTATCAGATTTCTGTCATATATGAAGTTCTGCAGGTGGTCAGCATCCCTGCACTTACGACATTCACATAGTAGTATTACAGCCTTGCTGACAAATATCCTTCCCTTATCCTCAGTTCCACCTTTACTTACAAGTTCATGCCCTTGCCATAAGGATTCAATTTCAGACGTAATAAGTCCATAGCAATCTTCAGCAGAGATCGTATATAAACGTTTCCACACATAATCCTTATAACCACTCGTCCATAACTCGAGAGCAAAGTATCCGGCTACGGCAGTATCAGCTCTTCTTACAGCCTTTTGCATAGCTGAAGATGCTTCAAAAAAATCATATCCTCTAACGGTTCTAATAATCATAACAACTTGTCTTTTATTATTTTACATCAGTAAAGTTAAATCAGATTGTCAAGTTTTGCAATCTAAAACTTCGCCATTTTTACGCCTTTTTTCAGTACTTAAACTTGCATGTTATATTGTACTGAACAAGCTGTTTTGTCTTATCTTTACCGTTATTGGTTGAACCTTTCAAGTTGATACTGTCACCGAAATGCTTCTTGATTAACATGATCGACCGTTGTTCCTCAGCCTGGTTCCGGAATGCAGCAAGACCTCCTGAATTGACGAAGGTGGATTTCTGCTCGAAGTTGTATCTAAGGTCAGTAAGTATCTTCCTTTCCTTGTACTTCATGTAACAGGAAATCCAGAAATCTTCCTTGAGCCTCAGTTCCTCATTCCACCATGTATTCTTGTTGTAGAATACACCGTAAGAACATCCGGTTATCATCTTTGACAACGAAAGAAATGCAGTTTCATCATACATTACTGGAGATATGCGTGCGGTGAACCCGAACAGATGCACACCCATCATATCAGCCATCTCGGCAAGGTTGAAAATGATACGGGTTATCTCGTTCTTGTCCTTGATCCTCGATGGCTCGCCTTTCTCTACGCAGATAGATTTGCAGGCGTGAACATCATCGTCCAGCATAAACAGGCTCCTGAAATGCTTCGCCATCCAGTTACGTTTCGGGATGAGGCCGATAACATCGTCAGGATGGGTGACTATCTCACAGTCTGGATTGAACTGGCGGTACAGGTCCGCCTGACTCTCTGCAACGCAGATTATAGGATCGTTCACAAGTTTTTTTGCAAAAACCCTGTCGTGTCTTTTATGACTTGGTATTACGATTCTCAATTGCATGGCGTACATCCTTTATATCGACAACATTGCTCTTGCTAACTTTCCCGGTCTTGTAACTCTGCATATGCTGCATGTCAAGTGCCTCACGCAGCCAGTTGCTGTCCACCTCGTTGGCAGACATGATGATAAATAGCTCATATTTCTCATCATACTTGGGAATTAATGGATAGACGGCGGTTTCATCCGTTATGGCTTCGAAACGCTCCTTGAATTCGTCCTTTTCAGGCTCCGGAGCAAACTCTATTCCCCAGTCCTGAAGCTCAGACTTATCCCAGTCGTTCATCATTACATCCATATCGTTCTCACCGAATGATACGTTGTCCTTTGTCGCATATTCACGCAGCTTCTTTACAGGAGTATCAGGGCTCAGGACCTTACAAGGCAGTTCCTTGTAACCAAGTTCCTTGCAGGCCCTAAGCCTGAGATTACCACACACCACAATGTATCGTTCACCCAAAGGATAAACTATGAGTTCACGTAGATTAAGCATCTCAGGACTGTCCGCTATGCTTTTCTTCATCGCGTCATAACGGTAATCCCTGAAGAACCGGGGATTCTTCGGAAGGCCATCAAGCTGGCCCTTGTTGAAATCCAGCAGACTGACCTGGATCGTTTGAAATTCAAATTCTGTCATATACCAACTATTTAATCAACAACACTCTATTCAACATCACACGATAGCCGGTAACACACTTAGTCTGTACGATAGGAATTAAACTCCACCTTATCCTTCAATAGCTGTTCGATGTCACTGCACCCTATCTTCTCAAGATATGTTAGCGTAGCTATTATGACATCTGCGGCTTCTTCCTCTCGTTCACTCCAGGATGGAATATGATTGCTTCGCTCCTTACCAGCTTCAGCCAGTTCCCTCCATTCTGACGATATGGCCAGTGCAACAGCCTTAGGAGAAGTTGTTTCTGTCATTTTTTTTCTCTTCAACGCTATTTCAATACATCTTTTTGCAAGTCTGTTAAGTGTAATCATAATTCTAAGTTATTGTTATCGAACTACATTGATAATCACATATGATCACTTCAAGGAGCATTTATTTTTTCCATAGTTATACCATAAAAAGAGAAAGATTCAGGCTTTCTCAAGTTCATCCAATTTGCCTTTTAAAGAAGATTCCTTCTTCGAATATGAATCAAGGATTTTCTTGTTCATCTTCGAGAATTCATCCGGATATTGCTCGGAGAATATCATGATCTGACATCTCCTCATGTAATCGTAGAAATTCACATCGTTACTTGTAAGATTCTCACGGATGAATTCACGATACCAGTGCATCCTCTCTGACTGGTTGTTTTTCACGTAATCAATCCAGCTCTTATCCTTAGCATCGTACTTCTTAATGCCGATGCTCTCAAGATAATCACTGCTACATCCCCTCAGGACCATGACATCGAAAACTAACCTTTCGTTCAGGCTGAGTTCCGAAGATTTGGTCGGATAAGACTTCTTGCTCTGAGCCCATTCCCTCATCGTCTTGGCGGCATTCTCGACAGCTATCTCCTTGTTCCGCTGCATCTGCAATTTGATTTTATCAATCTCGGCACTTTTAACATCTACAACAGCACATGTACTTGTAGTTGTATGCTTCTTTACGTAGTAGAACTTGACCGAATAATACAGCTTACCATATCCGTTGTTAAACGATATGCAGCGGTATATCTTATTCTCAGACAGCATTCTGGCAACTCTTTCGTCATCTTCCTTGTAAAAGCATTCAGTATCGAATACTTCATGAGGTTCCACGACTGCAAAACCAGCATCCCTAATCCTCTGAAGGAACTCATTGTTCTTTCTTTTCAACTCATCATTCCAATATGGTTCTGGAGAATTGAATATGACAACTGACTTGCCAAAATCCAATGAATCACCTTCCTTAACAAGGCTGCCGGATTCCTGCATTATCTTGTAGAATATATAATCGCTCTCTTTCTTCCTTAGACATTCAGGGTTCGTACATTTCTGCTCCTTGCCCTTCATCTCGTAAAACAGACAGCTGTAATTAGCAGTATTATTACCACAATCAGCGCATTTTGGATATGAAGAGCTGAAACCATCTTCATCAATGAACTGGCATGAGGTTATTATACCGAACTTATGATCAACGAAACGCTTGATTTCATTAACAGATGAACCATAAGGATAACTGTCATAATACCCCTTCTGGTCTTTTTCTCCCAATTTGGAAAGGATCATTGCTCCAGACAACGGAAGGTCATCGCTTTTAATGAGTGCCTTTAGTTCAGGTATAAGACCATTCAACTTGATTCTGTCAAGGATAAATCGGTTAGACTTTCCGAATTTCGCTGCGATATCATCAACACTCTTCCCGTTTTCTGCAAGCAGGGAAAAAGCAAGAGCTTCCTCTACAGGATCTACATCCTGACGTTGCAGGTTCTCAGTGATCATGGCTTCGAATGCTTCATCATCACTCATGTCACGGATAATACATGGTATTTCATTATATCCATTCAGCCTTGAACCTATCTTTTTATACGCCCTGAAACGTCTCTCGCCGCATACAATTTCATACTGAGGCTCTATGCTGATAACTTCTGCGGTATCCTCATCAATCTCATCATAGCCTTTACTCTTCAATCTTACAGTAATTGGCTGTAGAAGTCCTTGCTTTTCGATGTTTTTCGCCAGCTCCTCGATTGCTGACTCATCGAATGTTTTACGAGGATTTCTCGGTGATGGACTTATCTGTGTCACCGGAATATTCATTACTTCAATCATAAATATTTGACTTTTATTATATTACATCAGTAAAGTTAAATTAATAATTCAAGTTTTACAAACAGAAACTTCGCCATTTTACGGCCTTTTGATAATTGAAAAAAATTGCCTTTCTGCTGCTTCTTCGAATACCTTAAGATGTTCATTCTTGACATCTACGATGCAATGTCCATTGATGGTAAGATGTACATTCTTCCAGCCGAAGTATCCGCATATTTCATTCTTTTTCATCAGACCTTTTTTCAGAAACTTGATTTCATATTCACCTGCGTTCGTTGTCATACTTTTCAAGTTGTTTTTTCTGCTTTTCAAGTTTTTTAGCCTTCATAAAGGCAAGTACCTCGTCAGACCTTCTAAGAGCTTCCTGAGCATCCTTATCGCCATTGGACGCAAGCAATTTCAGTTGATTACGGTAATCATCATAAAACAAGCCTGACTCTTCCTTCTGACGCTTCTTGTGTTCATTGTACGATATTATGTCAGCCTTAGCGCATCTTTCACGATTGTATTGCTTCAGCCATCCCATAATAACGGAACCGTCCAGCCTGTTATATATCTCACCGTACTTACCTTTTATCCCATTCCGGAATGCCAGCTTCAAATCGTCAATCTTGAAGTACGGATATTCCTCGATGATAAGGTCTGTAGTCGTAGCAACCTGTGAGTCGTTCATCGTGTTAGAAGAATTGAAGAAATCGACTATCTCTGAAAGCAGAATGACCACAACTGCACGTGCTTGGTTTTCTCCAAGTTCTTTGGCGATCATACCTAACGCCGGTTCAGATGAGGCAAAGACATCATCAACACTCTTAGGTCTCAGTGCCTGCAAGTATTGCTTCGGCGAGGTCTGTAAGACGGCTAACTGTTTCTTTTCTGCCGCTTGCAGTATTGCTATTTCGTTTTTCGTCATAATTACCCTCCAGAATTTTTGTAAAGTTTGAAGACTTGAATATCCAGTCAAAGTCACACTTCCAGTTTCTGTCATTGCATCCTAACAGGAACGGACTGGCAGCTACTTTCTGCAACACAAGAAAGACAGCATCTTTGTTGTACTGCGCTATCCTTGCCTTGACAGCCTTACGTCTGGTTTCAGTCATACTCACCACTGCTGAAAGTTTTCCGCGGAACGTGGTATTGAAATATTCCTGAAGCCTGACGAAGTCTACATGTTCGATTTTCGGTTGGGCAGCAGGCAAAGAAAGCTCGTCTTTCTTTGTATCTCCTTCAGGAGATATTTCTTTCTTGTTTTCTTTACTTTTCTTTACTTTACTCTTCTTTACTTTACTTTGTGTACTTTTTGCGGAAGAAACAGGCTTTTCTTCAGAAGAAAAAGATATATCTTCAGAAGAAATGATGTTATATTCGCAAATTTCATTATTCCTTCTACATAAATCGCATATCTTCTGGTACCTTTCTTGTATTCCTTTTGACGTCAAAATTTTTTCAGAATCATACAATTCCTTAGAAAATAACCCGATTACCAAGCAGCATTTAATGACCTCACGTATATACGCCTCTTCAAAGCCCGTTTGTTCCGATACAAAGAAAGGCAACTCTTCATCCCACCTCATATAATACCCTTGTTTGTAGATATTACATAGCAGGAGAGCATATACTGTAACAGCCTTACCACCCTGGTATTTGATTAGTTTTCTAATTCTCAAATCTTGAAAAAAATCAATATCAAAAGGGAAATAATCAAGACCAATCTTCTTATTTCTTCCCATATTTAAGGTATTTTTGATGCGTTACAATGATTACACAGCGTTCTCAGATTTTCTTCTGAATTTAATCTTTCCAATGGATACTGTCCTTTAATAACAGAATATACAGAATGTATATGGTCTATTTGCAAATTATCGGTTGATCCACAGATAATACATTTATTATTATCCCTTGAGAAAATAGCATCTCTAACGTCTTTTCTTTTTATAAATGCACTTGATGAATTTCTCAATGCTTTATATCTAACTTTTTCTGAAATATTAGAAAGCATTGATAATGTCTTATTTGTAGGATTCCATTCAGGAAATCCCTGCTTGTTTGGTCTGGCCATAAGTACCTCCTACTTTCAGAACTCAATCGGAGTTACCTCATATTCGATACGTGGTTCCTTCTTGTCGATGAACTTCTGAATGTCTATGTGAACACAATATCTGTCATTCTCTATTGTTTTGGTCAACTGTAGACAGTCAAGAAGAATTTTCAACGAGTTATCAAGATCGGGGCGATTGCTTGAATAATATATCTTGGCTTTCAGCTTGAAATACCCCTTGACCATCCGTCCCCGTTCTGGGCACTGGATATAGAAGTTCTTTTCATACTCAGTAAGAACCTTCTGTTTAGCCAGCTTTGCATGACCGCCGATATTAACTATCTTATAACAGTTACTCTTACTTGGTATCTGTCCTCTTATCACATACATAAGCTATAGTATTACATTGGTTAATTGTTTTCCGTTCGTCTTAATCATCCATTCACCCTTCTTTGGCTGCTCGACTCTAAGTTCTTCAACCTTGCCGAATGTCTTTAAGTTACCGCACAAGTCAATAACCCATCCCTCTTTTCCTGGATATGGCCTGATCACACGTCCTATCATCTGATAATAGAGCGACAAGGACATTGTAGGACGGCAAAGAACAATCGTGTCAAGTTCAGGATAATCAAATCCGGTAGTAAGTACCCCACAATTGGCAACAACTTTTATCTTACCTGCCTTGAAGTCGGATAATATTTTCTCACGTTCTTTTTTAGGCGTTGTTCCACTTACGACTGCACTATCCGGGATTTCATGCGTCAGCATTTCAGCTTCCTTCACAAGCCTTGTGAACACAAGTATTCCACGCCTTGGTATTCCGCTTTTCGGCCTCAGAAGCCTTCTTACCATACTGATTAGATAACCATAAAGATCAACCCTTTCAAACTCTTTGGAAAGACTCTTATCGTCAAAGTCAGCACCGGTAGAATTTCTACTGACATTCACAAGCTCTATCTTTGTCAAGTCGTAATATTTCAACTTGGTAAGAAATCCCCTGGCAAGCAAATCACTGACCTGACAATAGTAGATTACGTCACTGAAAACCCTCGGCCGTGTACGTGTAAGAAACTTCAGCATGGCTCCATTCATCGTATTGCACAATCTGTACGGAGTAGCCGTAAGACCTATAACACGCCTTTCCGCATCAGCGAAGAAGTCAGCATACATACCCTCCTTGGCATTTACCAAGTGACATTCATCAATAAGCACATATTTGAAATGCCTGAAATCAGACATATGATTGTATACGCTACCGATCGTTGCGAATGTTATCCTGTTTATGTCTTTTCTTCCAACAGAAGCAGAATAGCACCCAGCATCAATAATACCGTATGTCTGCAACTTTGCGAAGTTCTGTTCCAAGATTTCCTTGTTAGGCTGAAAAACCAGTAAAGGTTCATTGAGCCTTGCTGCGATGTCAGCAATGATGAGGCTTTTCCCTGCACCAGTAGGCAATATCATAAGATAATTCTTACCTCCTTTCAGCCGGTAATGAGCTATTGCGGCGTTACTGGCATTCTGCTGATAATCTCTTAATTGAAATTTCATATACTGATTATTCCTTTATGAACTTTTTCATGGCAGGAAGCGCACAATGTAACAAGGCAATCAAGATGCTCAAGTTCTTTTCCAACGATTGAAATTCCGTTCACCTTATATGTTTTGTGGTGCACTTCCAAAGGATAGCGTGCACCGCAAATCCTGCATTTATGTCCATCCCTTAACCTGACATTCCTTGCAACCTTTTCCCAATATGGATTGTTAAGAGAATGCACATAATCGGACTTGCGGCCACGCTTATGCTGTAATCTACTCATCTCCTACAGCTTCGTTGAATTCTTCTTCTCCCATGACATCACTTTCATCATCAGGAATCAAGTCGTGTTCCTTATCAAACTCTTCATCTGAAGGTTTTTCAGGAGCAGGGAAATCCAATCCGAACAGTTCCATCATTGCAACTCTGTTCTTATCTTCCTGAGCCCATAATGATGATTTGTCATAGGAAGGAATTTTATCAGCTTTTGCAAGTACAACCTCACCGTTGAGAATGGAATAATACAGGAAATATCCATTCAAGGCTATACGGAATGTCTTGGTAGCAGGCAGCTGCTTTTCCTCAGTACCTTCCTGAACTTTGGCGGCATAGTCCTTAATCTGTTTACTCAGTGAATTTAGTCTTTCCTCTGCATCCGTCTTGATACGTTTTGCCTCTTCCTTAGCGTTCAACAAAGCATTTTCAGCCTCAGGAAGTTCCTGCTCTACAAGCTTGCAGTATTTTCCACGAAGGTCTGATTTCTCCACGTCATCCATGTAACGAAGCGTTCTCTCATTTTCAGGAAACAACGCATTGAAGTGCTCATTAACAGCCTTCAGAATGTCTTTTTCGCTTTCTGCTTTCTCAAATTGCAGCTTCAGAGGAAATTGTTCCCTAACTGCTTCCGGAAGAACGAATTTCAATTCTGCCGGTTCGTAATCTTTAATTATTGCCATATTAATATTTGTTTTCGTACTCGGCTGCAAATGCCGAATAATATTTGTCTGTAGGTAATGGTAGCTGTATTCCGTATTCTGTCATTATATCAGCCTTTACAGCATCCAGGAAATGTGACATCTCCATTGAACTCAGTCCCTTAGTACCTCTTGCAAGTTCCATTCTCTCACCTTTAGGGGTAACAACCATCTTTGTAAGGAACTTCTTGCAATACAAGTCATGTATCGTTTCCACTCCTTCCTTTGTACTCCAGTATGCCTCACCGGTGAACTCCCGCAAGGCCCCCCCCACACACCTGAACCACATCCACATCAGTGCGTTCTGGTCCAGCGTCCTTGGCTTGGTTTTTCTCTTTATTGTAAGCGTGTATTCCCCATTACGGAGAAGGCTCAACATGAAATTGAAGTCCTTGTCCATGGTAGCCTTCCCGTCCTTCTTGATTATAGTAGCTTCCATGATTATCTATATGGTGGTGGGAAAGGTAAATCATCTGCTCCTGAAGCTGGAGGGAACTGCTGCGGTTGATTGTACTGCTGATAGTGCTGATATTGCTGCTGCGGTTGTGGTTGCGGAGCAGGTTGCTGAGGCTGTTGCTGTTTTACCACGAGCATTTCCATATTATCAACAAAAATCTCAGTCACATATCGCCTAACCTTGTTATTGTCCTCGTAACTACGTGTTCTGATTTTTCCCTCAACGTAAATCTTATCACCCTTATGCAGATATTTTTCAGCAACTTCCGCAAGACCTTTCCACATGACTACGTTATGCCATTCGGTCCTGTCAGGAACCTGAGTACCATTCTGCAATGTATACCCCTTTTCTGTTGTAGCAAGAGTAAACTGGCAGACCTTGGAGCCGCCATCAAGTGCTCTCACATCCGGATCTTTTCCGAGATTTCCGATTAATTGTACTTTGTTAAGCATTTATTCCTCCTTCCTTAATGTTATTCTTATAGATGCTGCTGTTTCGGTTTCCTTGATGTATTGTTTATACAATTCAGGATGATCCGATTGAAACCTCTTAGTGTCGAACGACTTCTTTATTCCGGCTGGTGTTACGGTAGCCTTCAATATCCCTGTATCCCACGACTTGACATCGTGTTCAACCATTGCACGTTTCAGAGTGTCTTTGAAACCGTCAACAAACGGCTGGATTCTTTCTATCTCGGATACAGCTTCAAGGTATTTGTTTATCACATCTTTTGGGACAAGCATTAATTCATCCTTCTTCCATTCCAATGCCGTATCAGTTTCAAGATAACTTTTTCCTTCCACCTCACACTGCATGAGTTTCTTCACTTCATCGTCAGATTTTCTTTTCAGAGGGATAAGCTCATACTTCTCGTTATACAGCCATACTCCATAGAGGCAATCAACATTAAGACCGGGATTCTGTAATTCGAAAAGATAAGCATAGATAGACAACTGCCACTCGAGATAATCTATATCTGCCTTATATGTCGTCTTGATGTCAGCAAGAGCTATCTTACCATCCTTTTCCCACACGCAGTCGATGTTGGATGCGAAATGCTCTTCATCAGATACGGTGTATTCATTATCCAGTGCTGCATAACCAGCACCAGTCCGTATCATCAGATAATTTATCGCCTCCTGACATTCAGGTTCGAATCCTGTTACATCAGCGAACTGGCATTCATGGTGAACCTTTGTACCCCTCTCGGCTGCCCTATCAAGGACAAACTGAGGAACATCTTTATACTTATCCGGAAACAACTGTCTCTTAATCATTCCCGTAATTCCTGAAAGCTGTTTTTCTCCCAGAAAATAGGTGTGGTTTTCTTCATTGAAAACCACACTTGACTTAACCAATTCTATCATTTTGGAAATCTTTTACAAATCATTTGAATCTCATTCTTGAACTCAAGGTTGTTCTGCATGGCAGCATGTTTTTTCCATACAGCATTGACTTCAGCTCGACTTCTACATGCACGGACTTCATAAATTGCATCCTGAAGCTGTTTACCAGAAAATACACTTGAATTTTGCTGAGGCTGTTCCGGCATTGACTTTTGCTGCTCCTTGGGCTTAGGGAACTGGTATCTTATCACACCATTGTTGTCTACAATGATACACTTGCTCACCTCTCTGTTCTCATCATACTCAATCTCACTAACAGAGAACTTAGTATTAGTAGAACATCTACCTGAAGTGCTCTTACTGATTTCGGTTGGCTCAAGTTTAATCCAAATGAATGGTGCTGAGTAAAGTTCGCGACCAATACCCCAGTTGAATCCGGCACGCTTGAAAGCATCCGAAGCCTGCCCCTTTTCCTTTTCGGTATTGGATTCCGTTCCGACATCCTGTTTGCTTACCCATTCCTTTTTTTGCTCATCATAGATAGAAATGGTACAGAACAGGTTACCGTTCACAACCTCATGATCTCTCTTCCAGTTCATAGGACCGAAAACTTCATCAAGCAGCCTCATGTCTACTCGGGCATCCTTGTACAGCAACAATGTGCATCCTTTCTCATTAATTGTACCGATGCGGCATTCAATTTCGTTTGCTTTCAGGGTTCTAATGTTAACGACTCGTTCGGAAAGTGTTTGCTGCACTTCCTCTTTTTTAACTTCCTGATTCTCTTTTTCAGGAGCTTCTGTTTTAGCTTTTCTTTCAGCCATATTTTCAATATTAATAGTTTGACTTTTATTATTTTACATCAGTAAAATTAGTTCAGATTGGCAAGTTTTGCAATCCGATACTTCGCCATTTTAACGCCTTAACATTTATCACTATTAAAAGAAAGGGGGCATATCATGGAAAGTATAAAGTGCCTAATTTTAAACTTCAATATTTGATGTTGGATATGCCCCCTCGAATTATTACTTTTGCTTTTGCTTAATTTTAAATTTTGATCGTATGAGAGATAAAACATTTTATAAGGAAAAAGCCGAAGCAATTAAAAACGAAGTGTTGGAAATTCAGAATAAAGGTGAAGTATTTGACTGTAACGATCCATTTAATCAATATCCGGGGATTCATGAAGCCATCCGTGAATTTATTCATTTAGTATATTCTTTTGATAAGAATCTGCCATTTAATAAAGAGATTCAGTCGTTAGTAGATTTAAGCTTCATTAATAGTACCGAATACATTGGCATAGATTTTACTTCAAAGAAGTTTGAAACCATTATATCTAAGATTGACTTCTTCATTCACTATCTTGACACTTATGTTGACTAAAGGCTTCCTTTACCAATTCAGCACGTTTTTTACCATATTGTAATTCGATACAGTCAATTAATGATTGTTCTATTTTTTCGGGAAGTATCCTTAATGCTTCCCGATTAGACATCTTCATCCCTTTAATTGATAGAGAAAACTCCGTATCGAGAAAATTTTCGCATGTTAGCGAAATATTAATTTCCATTTCCATAATTATTGAGTTTACAATAAATTGTGGTATCGGCAGGATTCGAACCTGCATGAGCTTTCTGCTTTGAGTAACCCTTCCGGCTGGGTAAAGCTCCAGTACTCGTCGTGCGTCTACCAGTTCCGCCACGATACCAATTTGAAAGCAACCTGACGGCTTTCACAAGAGGTCAGGTACATTACACACTCTTCACACAAGAAACAAAGCGGATGCTACGGGACTTGAACCCGTGATCTTCCTGCAATGCAGGATGTTCTTCCCCTGAACTAAGCACCCAGTAAAATGCAGACGACTTTCACAAGTGATCTGCATTGCATCACTAATCAACTAACTAAGTAAACCTAACCTTCACAGGCTATAGTTCCCATTCCGGTAAGCTCACCCGGACATGTCCTCTCTCGGACACGGAAGGCTATCTTCATGGAATCCAATTAAAAGTATGAACACACAAAAAAGTACATCACTTTTTCTTTCTCTTCCTCCTGTGGTTGGCACAATGCCTTAATACATCACCACCGTTGCAGAACCATTTACCGTTCTGCCGTGCAGTAGGTTTATCTGCACGAATATCTCCACGATCAACAAGTGTTTCAAGTTTCCTTTCACTGCCTACAATACGCGCTGCCTGAGTCTTGCTTAGCGGAATTTCTTCCATCGCCAGCAATATATTCTCGAGCAACACATCTGAACTGACCACTATCATAAGTCTGCCATTAAGAGTATACACCATATTAACTAACTCGAGTTACAACTATAACGCCAGACTGCATATCGGTCTTGATGCTCCATCGAAAGCCCTTAACCCTTTCTTCTGCGAGTCTGTTATACATCGTATTCTCCACAGACCGTTTCTGAGATAGAGGAAATCTTTCCTGTCCGGAAACAGGCATATTCCTGAGCGTTTCAACTATCGGTTTTTTTTCCATATTTCCTTCCATGTTATGACGTTAGAACAAACACATAATACAAGGGCAACAAAGCAGGCTATAGCCCAAGCCCAATTCACAGAACCATAAGAAGCAACAGCTCCCCAGAACAATCCTGAAACTCCAAGAGTTATTATGCAGGACATTATAAATGACATGATATTCATAATTGTATGATTTTAAGATGCTCCCTCCGGCAGATTCCATCCGCTGCTGCACGCTTTTCGGAGGGATTTCTTAATTTTGTATTGCAAACTAAAAATTAAGAATCATGAAAAATTTTATTGTCGTATCAGACACCAAAGGAAAATCTTGGTGCATCAACACTGATGCAATTATCTGCATTGAAGATTTAAGAGGTCAAACAGCTTTTCATCTTAAAGAAGAAAAAGAGCCAATCATCACTAACCTGAAGTTCGAGTCTGTATTGGCGATGCTCGATGCTCGTTAAATGTCTGTACCTTACTATAAATTGGGATAGATAGAAATCTTATCTTAAGGATTGTTCTATCTATACCAATACAATCAGTCAAAACCTTGTTTCCACATTTGATATCACCAACCATTTTGTCAACGATATACTCCTTTTCGATAATTGCTTTCATCGTAGTAAAATTTAACTGTGCCGGAACGTGGATTCGAACCACGACTTGTACATCGTATTGCCCTTAGATTAGATATGTATGTTTCTGCACCGTTCTACCATTGAACCATTCCGGCTATCCTATCATAAAATCCACATAGTGGACCGAATTGTCTATAATTCTATGTACTCAACTGGCTGCCTATTATCCATAGTAACTGGATGATTTCTCACCCGCCAGAAGCCTAAGTATGTCAAGGAACTCTTCTCTGTGTTCCCGGATAGGCGGTCAAGCCACACCGGGATAAATTGCCAAATTAACCGAAGACATACTTTTGCAGATCTTCCTTGGAGGGGAACAGAACAGCTTCATTAAAGAGTTGGCCTAAATAGATATTCTCTTTAAGGTCAGCATCAGCATCAATGAGATAATACATGTTACTCTGTTTGTTATTCTCTTTAATGTCGATCGAAATGCTACTAATCTTTCTTTCAACGGCTTTACCGTCATATATCAACCATACTTTCTGATTGATATCGAATTTTGGTGAAACAACTTGAATCATAATTTTTGACTTTTATTTAGTGATTAATTATCCAAATTTGTATCTCAGGTAATCATCCTCACTGGAGAATCCGGCATCGACAGTCTGCCATTCGTTTTCTCCTTCATCCATAAGATGTTTTTCTGCATCTTGTTTTTCTTGAATCAGGAAAGCGATAAACTCCTCTTTGGAATCATCCGTATTGAAGTATTTCTGCAATTCCTCTTCTGTCATATTTTCCGCCATTTCTATGTCGGATGTAATGCTAATAATCTCATTTTCATAGTATCTTTCTTTCGCGTTCATATTTGATTAGTGATATTTTTTATTTATATTTGTTTGTTGATTGATTGATGATGCAAATATAATCCATTTTTGGATTAATAGAAAAGAAAAGACTTATTTTATTATCCAAATATGGATAATTTAACATTTAACTAAGTAAACTATGATTGGTCGAATAAAAGAATTGATAGCCCATACTGGATTATCTGACAGAGCATTTGCTATAAAATGTGGATTAAGACAAAACACTTTTAGCAGACAATTAAATGGACAGAATGAAGTAAGCATACAAACAATATTAGGTATTCTTTTAACTTATGCTGATGTTTCCGCCGAATGGCTGATGCGCGGCAAAGGTGAAATGCTCCTGACATCTGAACAGCCAACTGACAAGGAAAGTGACAGAATGGGCAAGCTCATCGACACCATCACATTCCAGCAGGACACAATCAAAAACCTGCAAGCAAGAATAAAAGAACTTGAAGCAGAACTTATTATTAACAAACAAAAAATAGGATAATATGAAAAAAGTACTTTTTTTAATTACTATGATGTTTTCTTTTCTTGCTTCAGTGAATTCACAAGAAATTGTAAAAAATGAAATTGATGACTTTACAGGAAACAGAGTAATTGAAACAAGCTGGGAAAAACTTGCATGGGGACTGGGTGTCCCTTCCGGAATATATACAAGAATAAGATCAATAAACGGAACTATGGTTCTTGACATGAAGTACATGATAGACGACGCAGTTGTCATTGGCAAAGGAGATAAACTTATGTTCCTTGACACAAATAAAAAGCCCTATGAAGTACATTCTATTGATACCTATATGGGAGTCAAAGGTGGAGGAGCTATTGGCTTAGCCGGATCAGCCGTATGGGGAATACATGCACAGTACTCAGGTGACCTCGGATTCCTCAACACAAGTACAATTCAGAAGATAAGAATATACACAACAAAGGGTTACTATGATAAGGAAATAAAGAAAAAATACCAAAACACTCTACAAGAGCTATACAAACTAGTGATTAAAGCAAGTATAATGAGATAAGCCTAACTTGGGCTGGGAATTTAACCTCCAAAAACGACAGCATATTAGAGCAATCAATAAACACTAAGCACAAATATAAAATGGAAGGGGAAAGAATTTTAGAATTAAAGGTTTATAAACGCAGACGTAGACTAAAAAAACATCAACTAAGGAAAAAGGCTCTGGCTGGAGTATTTCCACGTACAAATATAAAAGTACAAACAAACCTTATAGCTTTTTTCAGAAAGAAAGGGTTTATATCAACAAAATACGTAACAGATACTCTAACCGTACCAAAGTTTTTTTCATTCGAAGAAAATAGTGATGATAGTATCACATTTTTTAAATGCTTACTATCATCTTATCTTCTTACAGACACAACAACAATTGTTGATTTCAAAATTTGTGAGAGAATAGACATTACAAATGCTATGCTTTTAAAAGTCATAGTAAGAGAATTGCTACTTACGACTGAAAGATATAACTCAACATTTTATAACTATGCAGATAAGAAACTTAAATACAAAAAATCAGAATGCAATAAACTTAACAGGTCTCTGTTTGCCCTAAAAATAACAAACGCCATAGAAGAAAATGAACTAAAGGACGCAAAGCCTGAAGAAGGGTTCTTATACCTTGGTCTCATGACAAATTGGGCAAGAAGAACATATTACAAAGAAAATACAAAAGGTTCTATCTGCACTAAAGTCAGAGAATTCATAAATCAATCTCTAGCGCAATCAGAAGCAGAATTAAATATAAACGGAATCAATAAAATAGACAAACTACTTTCTGAAATTTTTAATAATGCTGAAGATCATAGCGTACACAATGAATGGTATATAGACGGAGTATCATTTAAAGAGATTAATGATGGTGAACCCATAATAGAACTCAATTTAGGTATTCTAAATCTAGGTTTTTCTATTTCTGAAGGAATTTATAAGAACGAGAAAAAAAATCACTCCATGATGCAAACAATAAAAAAATGGTACGATATTCATTCAAAGCTGCAAGAAAAACAACATTCAAATCTTAGTAAAGATGATTTATACACACTATATAGTTTACAAGATGGAGTAAGCCGTTTAAAATATGAAGATGAAAGCAGAGGGCATGGTACAATGAATTTCATAAGAGCATTTATTACACTTGGTTCGTTTGGTAAAGAAAACCCTAGTTATAAATCCCACCTGAATATTATATCAGGGAAGACTTGTGTACATTGCGACAATGAAGTTGGTCCATATATTAAGGATAATAACTATATCTTATCGCTAAATAGAGAAAATGATATATCTTTATTACCCGAAGAGAACTATCTTAAACACATGCAAGAGTATTTTCCAGGTACATTTCTTGAGGTAAAAATATATCTAAACAAAAAATATTTTGACAAAGTATTAAAATAACAAAATATGAAAACAATAAAATTGACTCAATCTCATAGAGGTCCTAACAGTACAATTTTTACAGGAAGGCCACAAGGACGTCAAGTACGAGAAGAACTTGGGCTAAGTAAAGCTGATAAAGATAATGAAACTTATGAGGTACATATACCAGAAGGGACTACATCATTCAACCCATCATTTTATCTTGGATTGTTTTATGATAGCATAAAGAATCTAGGAGGAATTGAGAAATTCAAGAGGAAATACATCATAATATTTGATGATAAAAATCCTTCAATTGTCGAATGCCTCAAAGAAGATATTTCAGACAATGAAAGACAAGCAACGAATGAATATAATAGGATAAAATAATCAAGACATGGATAGCTATTCTTTTATACCTATATTGAAAGATACCGCAAATAATAAAGCTATAATCTTCACCACATACCAACCACTAGATAGCGTATATATCGTCAGAAAAGAAGATGCTTTTAAAGAGGTTGAAAATATGATTGGAAAAGATTCTTACGCCAATCTTATTTCTACAATTGCTTTAATTTGTACATTATTAATATTTAACCTACAAAACAGAAAGTCAAACAAGGACAAAAAGGTTGCCATCAAACAAAACTGGTTTTTGACAATTATAGTTCAACCAAATTTAAATGGAATAAATGAATTCTATAACAATATCTCAGATAGATTAATCAATGAACTTGATAATCTAAAAACAATAAGAACGCCAGGAAGAATAGCAGCCCAAAAAGCTACGACAAATAGAGTTGTAAAAAAAATAAAAAGCGATTTCTTTGATAACTTTGTCACTATAGTACAATCTTATGAATCTGAGTTAGCAACTCAAATCGAAGGGGTACTTAATGACCTACAAGATTTATGTTCAGAAAGTATAGATAACTACGAAAATGTAGAATACCATTTAACGAGAAAAAAAATATTTGAAAACAGAGCAATACTAATAAGCACTCTCTATAATGGAATTAAGGAAAAAGAAAAGTGGTATAAAAGGATATTCAAATGGAAAAGAAGATAATATATTCCACTTTCATTCCAGTCGCATAAAAGTCAACATCTATAATTAATTGGCTATCAGCAGAAAGTATCATATTCACAAGATTAAGTCTAGTTTAGTTTTTGTGTTGTGATACTCCTGCTAATAGTGATTAGCGGG